ATAGACATATTGGTTCTATGAATAGAATTGACCAAGATATAATTTATGCTAAAGATAAAAAACTTTTTACTTTAGAGGAATATCAAACGGGAGTATATCATGAAATATCTCATTGGATATATGAAACATTATATACTACTAATAGTAATTATATAAAAAATAGGCATGATTCTTCGTATCAAAGGGCTGCTAAGTATTACAAAGTTCCTAATATAATATTTTCTACTGTGGAACTTAATGCATATATCCATGGATTACTTCAAAGAAAGAAAATGATGGGGGAGGATGAGTGGAATAATCTAACAATAGATGATTTATTTGAAATAGACCCTGGATTAGATGTAGTAATGTCCTATGCTCAAAAGGATGCTATACATAAGCAAGCATTTAATAATTTTAAGCAACAAATAGTATCAAGATTAAATAGAGAACATATGCTTGGCACTAATATGAAATAAGGAGATTTATATGGATATAGATGTAAACAAAATAGCAGCTAAATTGGATTTACTTAGACTCAGACTAAACCAACAGAGGGACTTGACAGAGGAATTGACTAAGCTGTATATTGAAATCAATGTAATGTTAGGCACTCCCATTGATGTGCCTGTAGACCAGAGAACAAAAGCAAAAGCAGCATGGGGGGCTGATCCTAATTATGTAAAGCCACCTGTAACCCCAGAGAGTCAAATTATGAAAGATCATATGCTTCAGAGAGATTGGTAATATATCGGGATGTAGCTCAGATAGTAGAGCGGGTGGTTTGGGGCCATCAGTTGACTAGAGAATTCTGATTTGGGAATACATTCCCTTTCTCAAAACACTAATTGTGTATGGAAAAGAAATGTTTTAGATGTAATGCTTATAAAGATATATCTTCCTTCTCAAAATCCAAAAAGACTCCTGATAAATTACATTCTTGGTGTAAGGAATGTGTAAAAGATTATGATCATAATCGTCATATAAACAAAAGATACACTATTCTTTTACAAAAAAAAGAATATAGAGAAAGTAGAAGATTCTGGTTAAAGGAGTACAAAAAAGGAAAAGTATGTCTACGGTGTGGAGAAAGTCATCCGGCTTGTTTGGTATTTCATCATAAAGATGATACTATAAAAGAAAATAATATAGCAGATATGATAAGAGGAGGGTATTCACTTAAAAATATAAAAAAAGAAATTGATAAATGTGAGGTTTTATGTTCTAATTGTCATAATAAAGAGCATTTCTCTAAAGATTATTTATAGCCGATGTGGTGTAATCCGGCAGCACATGGCATTTGGGATGCTAGGGCACAGTTCAAATCTGGCATCGGCTATTTTCCTATTGACTTTTTTAAAAAACCATAGTATACTATTTATAGATAGGAACTGCTAGACGGTTACCTAATCTAAGGAGTTAATATGTACAGTATGGTTAAGGAGTATCTTGAAAAGAACAAGGTTATTATCACCTACGTGAGAAACGACCTTGGTTTCAAGATAGGAATTGTCGTGGCTATAGGTCAAGACAAAATTGGATGGTCTCTTGTAAACCATCGACACGATTATGAGAAGAGGTATCTTAAGCCCCACCAAATTCCCGCAATCCAGAAAATGTTGCAGCGCATGAAAGATTACAAGCCTGGAGTGCTGGACAAGAATGGAAAGGAAATTCCTTTCCCCAAGATAGACATTTTCAAGTCGAAAGCATATCGCCTGTACTTGGATATGTTGCGTGATACTAACTGGGATGCAACTAGTGAGATTCCGGTTCCTTCCTTCGATAGAGAAGAAGGACTTCGTAGGGCTATTGAAATGGCAGTCAATGGAACTTTCAAAGTAGCATCATGGCTTACTCATCCATGGGATCGCCCTCTGAACAGCTATATGAGAGAAGCCATCACCCAAATGATTGACCGCTCCCATAGGGTTAAAATGTTTCAGGCGTAAGGAGGTAAATAGTGAGGGATTGTATTAGTTAAGTTCTTTATAGGGTTGTAGCTTGTACGAGGCATAAGGCCATGCTATTGACTATAAGTACCATATTTATTAGGGCTAAGTCCAACCCTACGGGAATAGTTCCCATACTATTATTACCTACCTAATCTAGAGGGTGGATATGGGATTGCTGCGAACGACTAGTGCTGCTGGGTGGAGAGGTCGAGTCCTTACCAAGGATTAGGGGAACAACCTGAGATGGGTGTCTGTTGAAGGCCCTGAGCGTAATATTGGCGTGGTTGCTAAAATCCAGCAGCATCAGTAGAGAGAGAGGATGCCTTCTCTCTCTTTTTTATCTTTTCTACTTGACATTTTTAATGAAATATGGTAGATTATATATGAGATAGCTGGAGGATAAAACCATACTTTTTACAAGGAGAAGAAAATGAACATATCTGTTATTATTCCTGTTGATGATCTTCATCAGTATCAATACAATTTTTGGTTTTATGATAATAATAATACTCTTTACCTGGATGGATATTATGAAGTATCCAAACAAACAAAAAGGCATCACTGGTGTGTTCAACGAGGATATGATAGACTCTCTGGACGTTATCCTTATCCTAAAATTCCTCTTAATGAGGTTCCTTTTAATGAAGATATAAAGGAACAAGCAAAGAAAGTTCTTATAGACAGCATACAAGTTAAATTTTGGGAAAAGGAATAAGGAGCTTAGAATGGAAACAAAGAATGTTTGTTATTTACCATGGACAACAATATTAACTATTATATTTGTTGTATTAAAACTTACAAAAGCTATTGCTTGGAGCTGGTGGTGGGTGTTAAGTCCATTGTTGATTGTAATAGGTATAATAGGTATAGTTATATGTATCTATGCATTGATAGGATTACTTCATATTTTTTCTAAATAGGAGAATGTGATGCCTAAAGGTATTATTACTGATGAGCACAAGAAAGCAATGAAAGAAGGTAGAGAAAGAGCTAGAGCAGAAAAGATAGCCAATGGTGAACCTTTGAGAGTATCAAGAAAACAAAAGACAGTACAATCCCAAGGTAAACCTAAGCTATATATTACTGGAAAAGAAAAAGATGCATTGGATTTCTTTCCTAGTATTAGAGAGTCTTTACGCCCTCTTTATAGAAATAAAGAATGTGATGATATATGTATAGAGCTTTCCCATTCTCCTACATGGCAAAATGTAAGATTAGTATTAAATAGACTCCAAGAAATTTTTGATATAGTAGAGAATAATATAATCAAAGCTAAACCTGTAAAAATAAGAAAGAAAAGAGAATTTACTGAAGAACAAAGAAAAGCAATAGGTGAAAGATTTGCTTTAGCTCGTGCTAAGAAAGAATTAAAATGAATAATATTTTAGTTTTTATTATGCATTGAGCCTGCTTTGGATAAGGAGTGACTATGACAATACAAGAAGAGATATTAGAGCTTGAAACAAAACTTGAAAAACTTAAAGAAAAACAAAAAGAGCAACAAAAAAGAAAAGAATTTAAAATAATAGACTGTATACAACTTAATATTATAGGTAGGAAAGGCTCACAAGGTTTTGACTATTCTGAAACAGTTATTGGACAGCGAGAATCACTATATTCTTTTCAAAAAAATATAGAGGGTTCTATTATGTTAGAACAATACGCATATGATATAGCATTTAGAGCTATAGATCCAATTAAAAGAATGCAAGTTATTTCAACATTCCCTTTGATTTTCTAAATACTAATTATACATGACAACAGAAAACATTTTGAAACTTGATGAAGGAATGATGATTGAAGAAGAGGTATTAGAAGAAGCATTAAGGGTTGCCCGATTACAACTTGGCTTCAAGCAGGTAATCCCTGGAGTTAATATAATGGACGCACACCAATCAGTGCCTGTCTTTGGAACCCATTGGGGCAGGGGACTACTTATATCCTATCAAGGCAGATTCGACGCCGTAGTAGGCTCCTGTGGTACCTCTCATGCTGAATTGAAGAAGCAGATGCAGCCAGGAGAAAGCACTGAAGGCACTTTTTATTATGGATATGATGGTAGAACTAAAACCCTTTATTTGGATTATGCTACCGATAGAACCTTCGAATTTAATAATAAAACAATGGGAGCTATTATTAATGCTTTACGCTTGACACCAGGATTCTTTCATAATATGATAGTAGGATAAGGAGGAAGTATGCTTAATTTTGATTTTATGGAGTCGGAACATGAGGAGAACGAGGAGGACAATGTACAATTTGGTCCTAAATGGAATCCCTTCTATAAACCACATCCCTGTGAAAGATGTGGAGCTACGAATACTGAGTATGTAGAAGACCCCTATAATTCTGAAATACTTGATGATCATGAAATGCATTGGTTCTGTCCTGATTGCTATAGAGAGTTAATACAAGACATATAAGGGAAATTAGCTCAGTTGGTTTAGAGCATCTGTTTTACACGCAGAGGGTCGTAGGTTCGACTCCTACATTTCCCATTTTTTGAGCCGATAGCTCCAACAGTAGAGCGGGTGGCTGTAAAATACTTTCTTACGAGAGTACTTTAGTAACCACCTTGTTGTAGGTTCGATTCCTGCTCGGCTCGTACTTTCCTCTTTTGTGTAAAAGTGGCATACAAGTTTTTGAAACTTAGGGAGGTGGGGCAGTACCATCAAGAGGAACTAATTGGAACAAACCTAACTAATTAGTTAGAGGTTCCAATGACAATAAGTTTTGTATATGCTCTGAGTAAAGAAGAAATTGAATATTTATTAAAGACAGAAGATTCATTACGAGAAGTTATGATTAAATGCGGTTTACCTACTAAAGGGGGTAATTACAGAACATTTAATAAAATGCTTATTAAAAAAGAGATTGATCCTATTTTAATAAGGGAAATTAAAGAAAAAGGAAGAAAATTAGTTTTTTCTAGAAGACAGACTCCTTTTGAAGAAATTTTTTGTGAGCATAGTAAAGTTAAAGGACATACTGTAAAAAAAGAATTAGCTAAAATAATACCCTATAAATGTACTTGTGGAAATGAAGGGGAATGGCAAGGAAAGAAGCTTGTATTGCAGCTTGAGCATAAGAACGGGGTTTCTGATGATAATAAAATAGAAAATTTATGTTTCTTGTGCCCTAATTGTCATAGTCAAACTGATACCTTTTGTGGAAAGAGTGATAACTTTAAGAAAGAGTCTGAAGCACGTAAACAAATGAGAGAGCAGCTTAAAGAAGAAAAAAGACTTAGGCTCCTAAAAGAAAGGGTTCCTTTTTTGTTAACTATAAAAAAAGAATGGGGATGGGTAGAGAAGGTAGCAAAAGAATGGAAACTTTCTCATACAGAGGTACGAAGGTGGATAAATAAAAATTATCCAGAATTCATTGTCTCATAGCTCAACTGGTAGAGTGGAAGATTCTGAATTTTCAGGTTCTAGGTTCAAACCCTAGTGGGACAACATGAAAAGGCATTATAACTATCAGGATTTCTTCTGTTTGTGTAACATACAGGAGGGCTCAATGTCCGACTCGGGGTAGAACAATCATAGGTCCGTGGTGTAACTGGTAGCACAATAGTCTCCAAAACTATTAGACTAGATTCGAATTCTGGTGGGCCTGAAAATAATAATTCTTTATTATTCTCTTGACAAAACTAATTTTATAGTATATATTATCTATAGATAGGAGAAAATAGTATGAAGAACTACAGTAGAATGACTGAGGCTCAGAAGCAGAAGAGTGTTACCAAGATTTCTGGGGATATTCTTTTTGAATCTTCTGATGATGCTTATGATTGGATGAAACGATTGGTGAAAAAGGTACAGGAAAAGCAAGATAAAGAGAAAAATGAAGTTAACTGATATTCTCAATGACTTCAATCCTCTTATGGAAGGGGACAAGAAAAAACCAAAGCATCAAAAATCTCCAGTATCTCAAAAAATAAAACCAAAGCCTATAGTTAAGATTATCCATGCAAATACTTATACAAAAAATCTTGAAAAAGTATTAGAAAAGTATTCTACAGAAAAAGAAAAACAGGAGGTTATATATACAATAGCCTACGTTCAACAATATCTGGTAGAACATGGGGATGGGAATGGTTTGCCTTACACTATTCCCCTCCCTAGTGGTGGTGCCCAAACCTTAGACTATCATGAATGGACACCACGAGGACAAGGAAAATATGATTTTCATATACCAGGAGCCGATATAATCACTATACAGATACAGCAGAACATTCGTGTTAAACCACCAGTTAAGTATATTACATTTTTAGATATAGGCAATCATCCTAATACTAGAGCAACCTCATAAGAAATACTATGATATACTTATCTTAAGGAGGATAAACATGGACATTAGGTATGCCATTCTTACTGAGAATCAGAAAGTTCAGCTTTTTGATAATATGAATAAGGGTATATTTGAGAACATTATCTTCTCTCCTGAGGATGCTAAAATAGAGAACGAGTTTATTGAGAGGATGTATATTTCTAGGAAACAGTATGAAGAACTACAGTAGAATGACTGAGGCTCAGAAGCAAAAGGACGTAAGTAACTCCTCTCGTGGTGGGCATATTTTTGAGTCCTCTGAGGATTTTGAAGACTGGATGCAGAGGGTAGCGAAGCAGGTACAGAAAAAGCAGGATAAGAAGGAAACAGTATGAAGAACTACAGTAAGATAACTGAAGCTGAAAAGAACCTTATTTTTGAACAGATGAAGAAAGGTATCTATACTGATATCTTGTTCGAGAAGGGAATTGATGCTGATGATTTCCACCAGAGGCTGCTTCAAGCCTCTGATAGTCATTCTGCTGTGGGGGCTGTATGACACAAGTAAAGTTTGAACGAGCCTTTAGTGAGGATGAGAGAAAGGTATTGACTTATAGAAAAGAATGTAGTATTGTTTACATGAGAGACGTAATAATAAAGCCTATTACTGATGAGGTTGAAGTAAATAAGATTCAGGATGAGGCTTTAGGGCAGAATATAGATATTTTTGTGTAATGGTAGTAGACTACCAAAGGGGTTTTTACATGAAGAAGTTTTTGGTTTTGTTCATGGCAATACTGGCGATGTCAGTATTGGTAATTGGTTGTAGTCCTTCTGTAGGGGGGGGGAGTGGGAATACTTATCTTAAGATAACTACCAGTTATTCCTATTGCTATGCCGTGGTTCAAAATGGAATGGGGTTCCCTCCTGGATGGAGTGGAAATACTTACTATCAAGTAAATAATGGAACTTGGTGGATACGATGGGACGTAAGCAATAGTAGTTGGACTGATGCTGAAAATATGTATTATGGCTATAGTCCATATACTTCACCTTTTTATTATTATATAAATGCTGTTATTACTCCAAATAGTAATGGAAATGATACACATTATACTTTAGTGCTAGGCACTACTAGCGGTGCTAATTATTTTACCATTACTTATAATGGTAAAATATTATCCCCAAAAAGTATTACTGCTGATGGCAAGCAGATATACACAAATGAGGGAGATATCATCATACTATCGTCAGGAAAAGGAACCACTCCACCTGATGATACAAACATGAATAAGAACAAGGAATAAAAATAGGAAGGGATACTACTTGACATTTCAATCCAAAAGCAGTATCCTTTTTAATAGAGGAGTGAATATGAAAGGGCTAAGGACATTAAATCTCTCTCCCATTGTGCGTATCCCTACCAAGGATCGTCCTATTCAAGATGCATTTGAGGAATTCCATGAAAAGAATCCTCACATTTATGCCAATTTAAAGTTGCTTTCAACCCAGGCTTACAATGCTGGTAGAAGGCATATTGGTATGAAATTTTTCTTCGAGCGTTTGAGGTGGGAATACATGATGGGTATTGAGGACCCTGTGAATGTGTTTAAGCTTAACAACAATTACACTTCATTCTATGCCCGTAAGCTCATCAAGAATAACAAGAAATTTAAAGACTTGTTCTGGACGAGGGAGAAGGAATAATGAATTTCATGGAAAGGTTTATAGATTCTCTACATACTACTGTAGAGAGATTACAATCTATACTACTTAAATATGATATTCATTTTTGTGTATTAGGTGGAGCTTCATTACCTTATTATGGGTTTAGTAGGACTACTGAGGACATAGATATATTAGTAGCGAGGGAGGATAAGGAAAAATTATTATTGATTCCTCCTTCATATTTGAAGGATAAATCTAATGGTAGAGGCAGAGTATTTATGTTGGAGGGTATAACTAAAATAGAAGTTATATATTCTGGGGATAAATTGAATGGTATTAAAGGAAAAGCATACCCTTATCCAGAAGAAATAAGTAAGAATAATCTTATTGATTTATATTGGTTAGTATATTTCAAGATTGAAGCCCAACTATATAATAAGAGTAGATATTATGATTTTGGTGATGTTAAGAATCTAATAAAGGAGAATGATTTGCCTGAGGATTACATGAGTAAATCTACAGAAGATGTTGAGAACACTTATAAAGAGCTTTGGAAAGCTGCTCATGTTCCTACTTTGTTTAATGTAGATTAGAGGCTCTAGGGTCTGCATGGGGTGGACATCAGCTTGTCACGCTGAAGAACAGGAGGGTTCGATACCCTCTAGAGTCGGAGCAGGGGGATGTGGGTTCGACTCCCATGAGTGGTGGTACCGCCCAGTCGTCTAAGTGGAATAGGATTCCCTGCGTTTTTTTATAGATATGCGTCGTTATACCGTAAGTGGCAGCGGGCCTGACTGTAGATCAGGTGTCGATAGACTCGGGTGGTTCGACTCCATCACGGCGCACTATGAAAGGTAAGAATTTTAGCGGTAATAATCTGAGGAATAATACTAATATATAAAGGAGTTCAAATGAAGTAGATTTCTAATAGAAGCCCTCCTTAATTGTCAGGAGTATAATATATAGTACTGACAAATAAAAGGAGAATACAATGAGTGAAATTATTGAACAGACAGTAATTAGGGACTATATTGTTAGTCGTCAAAAGTATGAAGAGTTAAAAGCCCTTCAAATACAGATCGGAGTTTATGGCAAACTCAATCAAGATGCCATCAATCAATATTACCAAGCTCGCCGCACATTCTATAAAAATAAAGGTATACCTATCCCCTATGATGATCCTTATTATCAAAATAATGATAATGGACATTATACCTCACGAGATGTCTATGAAGGATTTGAATTTACAGAAACAAGAGTACCTTATAAAATAGGGAAGCATGAGGCTCGTTATTTGAATGTTATTTATGGTATTATAAAAGGTAGGGAATATAAAACTATTGAAAAGAAGGTTCGTAAGGGTAATGAACTCAATACAGACAATGAATTCTTGCATAAAGGTAATGTCAAATATTATGGACAAAAGTATGGATTATCATCAAAAGAAATTGACATTATTTTATCTAAGGTGGTAGGGATATGGTAAAACAAATCATTATTATCAACCCAGATACAGGATACAGCAAAGGTAGGATGATGGCTCAGTGCGCCCATGCATCTATTATGAGTATCCTCCATCAAGGAGAGTATGAGGGGAATACTTTTATTATTAGGAATCTGGATGAAGAAATGCTTTATTGGATGAAAGAATCCTTTACAAAAATAGTGTATAAAGCTAAATCTGAGGATGAGCTAATATCTATTTTAGTTTATTCTAAAGATAAAGGAATCCCTGTTTACCCAATGATAGAGGATGATGGTATTCTTACAGCTCTAGCTTTAAAGCCCTCTGAAGAATCAAAGTTTTCCTTTCTGGAACCATATAAACTTAGATTAGCATAATCATGGGTTGACATTACTGTAAATATGAAGTAGTATAGTAGGGAGGAGTAATCCTCCCTATTTTTTAGGAGTAAGATATGAATCAGGCAGAAAAAGAGTGGATGGAGAAACGATGGCCTCAATTAAAGGCTCTAGAAGTAGAGCATAAACTAAGAAAAGAAATTTTTGAATGGGAAGAAATAGTAGATAATGAAATCTTTGGAGCAAAGATTGATATTATTAATCACAGTGAGGAACGATGGAGAAAACCTTTAAAGGAAGTACCATGATTTACGGTTTTTTTGGTGAGTATAGCTTTTTAAGTAATTTCCATCTTTGTGAAATTCCTTTTGAAGGGCTCATTTACCCCTCTACCGAATATGCATTTCAGGCTGCTAAAACTTTAGACATTCAGGAACGAAAGTTTATTAGAACGGCTACTACTTGTGGTAAGGCTAAACGAGCAGGAATGACAGTAACATTACGTTCTGATTGGGAGGGAATAAAAATAGGTATTATGTATGATGTGAATATGACTAAATATGAAACATATCCTGAGCTTAAGGAGAAACTTCTAGCTACAGGTGAAGAAGAACTTGTAGAAGGCAATACGTGGGGAGATACCTTCTGGGGACAGGTAGATGGAATTGGCAAGAATTATTTAGGTTTAGTTTTAATGCAGATTAGAAAGGAACTAAAAGAGGGCCTATAGCTCAGTGGTAAAGCACCGTCCTCTAAACACGGGAACTAGGGTTCAATTCCCTATAGGCTCAAAAGGAGATAATATATGATAACGATGTACCATTGGTGGGCTTCCTGGTGTATGCCCTGTAGGGTAGCAGAGCCAATATGGCTAAAATTCAAATCACTACATCCAGAGGTAGAATTCCATGATATTGATGCTGATACTGATGATCCCATTGGTAGAAAATATTCAGTAATGTCTATCCCTAATTTCATTGCAGAAAAGGAAGACGGAACTACAAAACAGCATTTAGGCGTACCCAAGCTTGAAGATTTAGAGGCATTATTATCCTAAAGTAGTTTATTCCCCTATCTTCTAACTAATTAGGGATAGGGATACACATGAGGATACAAGAAATTTTTTCTCAGTTTGTTTACCATCAGCCTAAAGACCCTTTACAAATAATGATAGACTTTTATTTTATGGTAGGCTATGTCTATGGTACTGACTTTAAGGATGATGTTGTTGATTGGGTAATGAAAGAAGCTGTCAAAGACTGTGTTGACCTTCATTCAAAGTTTTTAATAAAATCCCTGAAATATTGTTGCTCTGCTGAACTAAAACACATTACAGAATATTGTAATGCATTAAAAAGCGCTGCCAGAAAAAGTACCCCTGAAGAAGCACAAGAAGCACTAAAAGAACATTATTCTCCTCGCACTTTTAAGTTCCTAGTAAAATATCTTTCAATCTTTCCTCTTTTTTATAATGCCTCAGGGGCGGACAATGTTAGTCCTTATACTAAATTTAATCATCGTTTAGACTTGAATAAACGTAACTCTCGGTTTCCCATAAATAAAGATTCAGGAAAATATTTAAACCAATTCAAGGCTGTAATAGCTACTCAACGTGCTCTGAATTATTCCGATACAGATATAGCTATAGTATTCGTAGAGATGTTTGATGATGATGAAGGATGGAATGGAGCATTTGGTGGACATGCGTGGCAAAAAATAGCACAATGTATGTTGGATTTACTTAGAGCAAAAAAAATTGGAGAAAAAATAATTTATTGTGACCATGCTTATGATTTAGAGCATAACACAGGAATTGTATTCAATAAACTGGAAAAATTCTCAAAAAATGGTAGTTTTGGATGGATAAAAGATGAGTTGGATTGGAAACGAAATAATACATCATTAAAAGCATTTTATGATAAAGTATCAACACAGTTACAACCAGTAGTTGCATATGTAAGCAAATATAAATATGAGGATACTATACTCCCACCAGAAGAAAAAAAGGTAATAGCAACTATAAAACAAAGTATTCAAGGCAAAGCAGTACAGGGAGCCAAAAAGGAAATAAAAGTTCCTGTTACTTCTTCTACTGTTAAAGTAGGAAAAGATGTTATTTTAAATCCTGATTATATAGTAATTAAACCTAATTTAAAACAATATGAAGGTAAAGTTGGACAAATTACTGAAGCTAGTCCTAAGCTTAGGGTATATTGGGAAGGATTAGGAGAGGCTTATTTCTCCGAGTATTATTTTGTTGTAGCTAATAATTCAATTCATCAACCTATTCATCAACCTATTTTATTTTATGCTCCTGAAAATACATTGGAGATAGAGGATACTACTGAGAACACTACATCTAAAAAATCAATACCAGTTACGCCAGAGAATGTTAGTATAGGGGATATGGTGCAATATAATCCTGCTACAGAAATAGAAAATAAAAAAGTAGGAGAGGTAATAAAACTAGAACCTGGATATATATCAATTAAATGGGAAAAAGGAAATGATACTCATTCTATTTGGTGGGATAAAGTAGGGGGAATGTCTACATTTATATTTGCTGAACCTTCCAAAAATAAAGATAATAAAAAGAAAACGACTAATGAATTACAAGTAGGGGATGAAGGGTTAATAAGAAAACAGATTTATACTATTGATGAGTTTGAAGTGGGTAAAAAAATTATATTTACTAACCTAGAGAATAAAGAATACACAGGTGTAATAACAAAGAATACAGGATTAACTGTATCTATTAAGTATGATGAGACTCCATCTACTAATACAGAAACTCCTTATGATGCTTATGATATAATAGAATTACTAAAAGAAGGGAAAAGAAAGTTTGAATTATTAGTTCCTAAAGAAGAAACTACTTCTCCTCTTAAAAATATACCTCTCACTATGAAAAATGTTAAAGTAGGAATGACAATAGGATGGAATCCTGACTATGTATTCCAAAACTCTATCCCAGAGGATGATATATATACTCTTACTGCTACAATACTTTCTTTTAATCCTGAGTATAGCAGCCCAATAAGAGTTAAATGGAGTGATAATGATATTACTAATGAAGACTTACTATCTGCGGGAATACCACGATTGCTTATTCTTTCAGACTATAATGAGATTGAATCTGAGTATGATCCTGCTGATGATGGCTGGATTCTAATAACAGATACTGATAATCTTACTTTTGGGGATATTTCTATGTATTATGATAAAGCTGTACCTGATTATGCATACAATAAGAGTACTGGTATAATTAAAAATATTGAGGGTGATGATGTAGATATTGACTGGAATGATGGTACTTCTGCTGTATATAATTCTAGGTTATTTGCTGAATATCCTAATTATTATTACAAACCCCAAAGAAAAGGTGCTGAAGAAAACCTAAACGATACGTTTGGTCCTGTTCAATGGGCACCAGTAGATATAAAAGAAGTAGTTGTGGGAGACTTAATACGAGATGCTAATCAGGAACAATATGAAGTTTTAAAAACATATATAGACGGAGTAACTTTACAAAGAGAAAATAAACAGGGACTTTATATAGATTTTGATCATTTGTTTAGCATGGGACCATGGGAGAAAGTGGCTTGACATTAGTAATAATGTAAAGTATAATATTAATACAAGGGGAGTTGTTGATTCGATTAAGCTGATGATTAGACCTAACGGATATGCCTAAAAATCGAACAGGTCTGTTCCTTAAACGGATGCATTAGTTTAAGACTCGGGGCCAAACCCGAACTCTCCATCAATGTAAAAAAAGATATTGACATTTAGTATTTTTATCTGTATACTATAACTATGAAGATTATGGTGACAACAGATACGCACTGGGGCTTCTCAGTCAAAGGCGACCAGGCTAATTTAGTCATGCTCCAAAACATGAAAGAAGAGAAAGCAGATGCTCTTATTCACTGTGGAGACTGGGGCTCAGTCTCTTTTGCTGATCGCTATAACTACTGGAAAACAGTTAGAGATAGACTAGGTAAGGATTTACCTATTGGAACTATTATGGGGAATCATGACTGTCTTGATAGAGAAACCGAACTTTTAACTAAAAGAGGGTGGGTTAACTACTCCTTCATTAGCAAAGAAGATAGTATTTATAGCTATAATATACAAGAAGATAAAGGACAATGGGATAAAATAAATAATATCATTATTAGAGAAACCGATAAAGTACTATCTACTCAAGTAAAGCAATACTCTTTTGTTGGAACTGAAGGACATAGAGTATTGTGTTCTACTAGAAAGAAAGGAGAGTTTAAAGAATATGACTATCTTCCTGCAAAGAATATAAAGGGAAGAATAAAAATAAAGTCATGTGCCACAGAAAAAAAAGAAGACTATAATATACCCGATGGAATTATCCAATTAGCAGCATGGATACTCACTGATGGATATATTGGAAGAAAAAAAGATACACATACAGGACAGTATATTATCTATCAATCAAAACCTATTGATAATATACTCACTATTCTTACTTCTTTACATTATACTTATACTATTTATGAGAGAAATAGAAACATACAAGAAATATGTGGTAAAAAATTAATTAAAAAATGCTTGCCACAAAAAGAAATAATATTATCTAATGCTTCAGCTAAAGATTTTTCTAAATATCTCTATACAAAAATATTTCCTGATTGGGTGTATTCCTTAAGTGATAGACAATTTGAATTATTTTTAATTTCAGTTTTACAGGCTAATGCCTCTAAATCTACCTGTGGTGAAAGTTATATGCTTTATGGTACTGAAGAATTTTTGGAAAATTTTCAGATTTTATGCCTTCTTCATAATAGAAGAACTTTATACAAAATTGATTCAAGAGGAGATCCAAGACTATATATTACAAATAAAGATTCAGTTCAATTTGATGCTACTTATCATAATGTGCTTATTGAGCAGAAACAAACAGTATGGTGCTTAGAAGTACCTCTAACAAACTTTATGGTAAGAAGAAGAGGAACTACTTATTTCACTGGTAATTGTTGGAGTTTGCCTAAAACAGTATCTACTGATATTCCATATATTTCTCCTAAAAACCCCTATGAAGTATATTTACAGAATATGGAGATATTAAAGAAGTTTGATATTGTTTATCTTTTTGATGGTATGGAATTACAAGAGGAAAAGAAAACTTTACTCATTCAAGGTTTCGATGGATGGTACAGAGATGATGTTTACACTAATGATAAAAACTATATTCCTGGATTCCAGACGTTAGGTATGGAATGGTTACAGAAACGCTCTCATTTTCAATTTGGGGAAGTCATACAGAGTCTGAAAGAGGCTAAAGACAAAGGGAATATAACAATGTTAGTAACTCATTTTGGCTTTATTGCAGAGGATGCTGAGAATGATTGGAAATCTAGAAGTGCACAGGGTCCTTTTGGTAAACTTCAAGAACCTCAATATTTCGGTGCTAATTTAAAGTATGAAGATTATCTTGACAAAGTTGATTATATGTTGTATGGTCATAGTCATAGTGCTTTTGCTGGTACTGCTAAAAACGGAACTACAAAGGTGTTAAACGTAGGTTCAGATTATGAGTTACCTAAATATCAGATTCTGGAGGTTTAGTATGATGTATGGAAATTTAGCTAAAGAAGGGCTTAATGTAAAAGTTATAGATCAAAGCACATTAACTTCTGACTGCTGGGGAATTCAATTCGAAGGACTTTCAGCATGTGCACATTGTGAGTATAAGAATACTAAAAAATGTGGGGGTGGTAATACACTAAAAAAATTAAGGAAGGTTGCCGGATAGGAATCGGCCCAGTTTGCTAAACTGAGAGCTAGGTTAAACTAGAGCAGGATCGTTACCTGCACCTTCCGTAAGGAGTGAATATGATTATCTATGAAATCGAAATTTATTCTGATGTAGGAAAAATCTATGCCATTAAAGGACGAAGGATAGAAAAGGCAGATATGATGATTCCAAGAGAGTGGTGCTCCCGCTATAGAATCAGTTGTGAAGAATTACAACTAAAGGAAGCAGTAAAGATACTCTATGATTATGCTTTAAATAAAGCTAAATTGGAAGTAAAGGAAGCTGAAGAAAAATTAGAACAACTACAATTTATTGATATATCCCAGTATGAGTTAGTAGATGCTACTATTCCTATTACGCCTATAGAAGGAGAGCTTAGATTATGAAAGTAGAATTAATTCAGTATTTTATCAGAACTGCTGCTCAAGAGTTTTATTCTCTCAAAGCCCCTAAAGAAAATAAAAACTATGCTCTCTATTTAGGAGAAGATGATGAGCATATGTGGATTCATCCTATTTTTATAGGTACAAAAGATAAAGTTCCTTTCATATATTTTGGTAGTGTTTCTCGTTTTATGATTGGAGATATTATTATCTATGATGATGAGGAGTTAATGGAATATATCACCGATGCTCCCTTTGGTGAAATGAAACATAAAGGACTATCAATTTTTGACTAAATAAATGGTTCCATAGCCAAGTTGGAAAGGCCCCCGACTGCAAATCGGAGGGTTCCGAAAGGATCGGGGGTTCAAATCCCTCTGGGACCTAAAGGAAGGATAATGAGAATACTGGTGGATATGGATGGAGTTCTTAATCTCTGGAATGATCATTTCATTGCCTGGGTAAAAAATTTAGGCTATGATTTTGATGAGTATGAATATACCCATAATGGCGATTGGGAAATAGATAAGTTCATTATAGCCCCTGAAAAAGGTAAAAAAATAATGGATAATATTTGTGTTAATATGAATTTTTGGGCTACAATTCCTCCTGATAAAACTGCTATTCCTGTAATGAAAGAATTGAATAAAAAATATAATATATTCATCGCTACTGCTCCTTGGAGCGAGGATGATAAATATAAAATAGATAAAATAAAATGGATGAAAAAGTATTTTAATTTCATTGATTCTCATCAGATTATACTCTGTAAGAAAAAATGGGAAATCCCTGGGGATGTTATTATTGAAGATAAGCCAGAGACTATTGACAAATGTAATTCAGTTATGTATACTATATGCCATGATCAGCCTTACAATAAGAATTGTAATCCTGATTATAGATTTTCAAACTGGAATGTAGTTCCAGGGATTTTACAAAAGATTGAAAAGGAAATGAAATGAGAGAATCTATTTTGAGAGTATTTGAATATCTGGTGGTAATACTTATTCTTATTTTATTTGTAATACCACAGTTAATGGATTTTGATAGTCTTATTGTTCGTTTTAGTGGATTAATATTATTAGTTCCTGTATTCTTATTTGTAGTAGCTACAATGAAGGAACTAAAGAGTATATTGAAGAAGTAAAGTTATCGAAGCCTACTATCTATTATGGATTTAATAATAGATAAATACTTTAAGGAGGATTCTTTGGTAAAATGGCGTTGAGAAGAAACATCTATAATGCAAAGAGAGATATTATTTATTTGGCACTCTTTAAATTTATTATTATCATTGCTTTGTATTGAGGATAGTTTTTCTTTTCCAAAAATAGGTTCGTAATGGAATATGCCATTAAGTTCAAATGCAAGGGAATATTGAGGAAGATAAATATCTAATTCTGAACCTATGGTTTGTTTATTATTAAAAAGAAAAATAGTAGTGGGATATAATGAGAGAAGGGAATTTTGAAGATACTTTTCTACTTTAGATATGCGGGTTCCTTTTGTTTTGTGCTTATTACTAAAGGAGGCTGAACAGGAATGAGAGCAAAAAGAGGGGAAATGTTTTGCTTGTTTATACTGAGAATATGAAATTAACTGATTACAGTTTTTACAGTAAAAAGGATTCTGTAAATATTTCTCAATATTACTTTGTTGAATTACTTTTGATAGAAGTCGATGTGGTTTGTGTGTACATACTACGTGACTAGCCAGTTTCTGAGAAGTTTCAAAGGATTGTGAACAAACGGAACAACGGTATTTCAGCATACTAAATTAGTATGGATGAATCTCTTATGTTTCGTTACAGGGAAGTCGAACCAGTGGGGTTCTGGAACGCACTTGAAATGCGATTGTGCCTGAAAAGGTATGGGGATCGAGACCTCCTACTTCCGAATTTAGGAGTTATATGGAAAAAGTAGACTTGAATCCTAATGATGCTATTTATATTTTAGCATCATGTGTGGCTACCTTTCTCAACCATTTTAAGGCTGATGGTATTATTGTTTCACATAAAGATGTGAGATATAATATAATGGCTGTAGAAGGAGTATTTACAGTGTGCAAGGATGAGTATCCAGAGCAGCCTGTGGGACAGATGATAAAAATAAAAACAGGAGCTTGACTTTGTTTACAATATAGATGTATATTGTATTAAACCTCGTTGAGGTTATAGGAAGTTTTATGACAGATTTACTGGAGGAAGAAATGAAAGATTTTACAAGTGTAGTCAACAAACAGGTTAGAGAACAAAGAGCACTAAATGTTCAGACATTTAAAGAGGAGCTAGATTCTGAGGAATCAACAAAAAAGATATCACAGTATCTAGATAGGAATAAGAATTCCTTACCAGAGAACTCTACTGTAGAGACTCTTAGGGCAGAAGCAGCTAATAATATACATCTAGCAATAGCATTGGCAGTTAATCCAACCCGACAGAAGCCTCATGAAAAAGAAGCAGAAAAGTGGATTAATAAACTCAGTAAAAAATATAATATGATTCCTCTTTATGATTATCCTTCCTTTAAACTTCCTGATCTTGGTTCTGATGCTCTCTATATAGAAGAGGGGGAGATTGTTTTCAAGGAAGATAAATCTGAAAACAACATTACTAAAGCCCTTGATTTTGGCTTTCAGGTAGGAAATACTACAGTAATTTCTTCTCAAAAGTTTACTAAAGAAGTAGGAGGAGCACAGAAGGACTATGAAATAGAAATGGCAAATTTTATGATGTATGCTAAACTCAATAAGTCACCTTCAATGTATTTTCTTGCTTTGGTAGATGGGGAGTACTATACTAAAGAAAGAATAGAGTTTCTTAACAGGAATTTTGGTACTACACGGGTAGTGGCATTATCAATCAATGATCTTTCCACTTTTATTGAAAAACTAGCATAAGTTATGAGCAGTACTGAAAAAAAAGAATTAGGTCAATTCTATACAAAAAATGCAGAGTACATTGTAGGAAATCTATTATCTATTTTTCCCAGTACTGCTACTATTGTAGACCCTTTTGCAGGGGAAGGGGATTTAATACGTCTCCTTCCCTTCTCTGTAATTGAAGAATATGATATTGATCCTAAAAGAGGTACTACAATAAGACAAGATACTTTATTAAATCCTCCTAATTACAAAAACAAGTGGATATTAACAAATCCACCATATTTAGCCAAGAATAAAACTAAAAATAAAATGCTTTTTAATAAGTATCAATTAGACGATTTATATAAAATATCAATAAAAACTATTATTGGGTGTAAAGGAGGGGTTTTAGTAGTTCCTCTTAACTTCTTTTCTTGTAGAGATGGTTCAGTAAGAAATCAATTCTTAAACAATTACAGAGTAATAAAAGTAAATGTTTTTGAAGAACAAATATTTTCGGATACAACCTATACTATATGTTCATTTTCCTTTGTAGAAAAGTCTTTTGCAGAGTTACCTTCTTCTGTTTCTTTTACTTTTTTTCCCTCATTGGAGAATAAAAATATACAGATTTTAGAGGAGAATAGTTATACTATAGGTAATGAAATATATAATCTACCTAAGAGTGGGGTAAAGATAAGTAGACTATTAAAAGATAAGGAATCCTCTGGGTATATTAGCAATATCAAGTTATATGCTATAGACTCTGGGTCTACTAAAGGTAGGATTAGACTAGAGTATGAGCCTGATCATTTTTATGGTAAAAGTACAGATAGAGGATTTGCTACTTTAGTGTTTTCTAAAAGGCTAACTTACTTAGAAGAATTAAATATAATATGGAAATTTAATAAAACTTTAGAAAGATATAGGGAAAGGTATCATAGCCTATTTTTAACTAATTTTAGAAATTCTACTGTGTCCTATGCTAGAAAAAGAATTGATTTTGCTTTAGCTTATAGAATTATATCTAATCTGCTATTAGCAAACCAAAAAAATCCTTTTGAGTTGGACTAATTTAGAATGAGCATTAGTTGTGGCTTTATTCTCACCTGTAAAAATACTCTCCTTCTTGGGAGGGTAACACACCAGAATCACGGGGATATCCCTAAAGGACTAAAAGACGAAGGTGAGAACTTTCTTGAAGCAGCAGAACGAGAACTGTATGAAGAAACCTCGTTAAAAATAGAAAATAAAGATGCTATTAAAGAAATAGGCTTTCGAGACTATGGCCCCCATAAAATCCTCTATCTGTTCAAATATGAAGCTCCAGAACAGTATACAAATTTACATTGTGATTCTATGGTAGAATATGATCCTCAACGTGATTTTAGTAATTATGGATATTTTGAGCCTTTTCCTGAAATTGATAAATTTGAATGGGTTGACATTATTAAAGTTAAAGAGTATACTATACCTAGATTGTATAGGGCAATTCAACCGTATCTAGGAGGATAGTATGAGAATAGCATCTGATAACATAAAAGAACTCCAATTCAATGAAATATTTGTCTTTGGTTCTAACGAAAGGGGCTCCCATGGTGCAGGGGCTGCTTTATATGCCAAGGAGCACTTTGGAGCCATTCAGGGGCAAGGAATAGGCATCCAAGGGCAATCCTATGGGATTCCAACGAGGGATAGGTATATTGAAACACTTTCTATTGAGATAATACAAGGATATGTGGAGCAGTTTACACAGTATGCCAAAGATACTCCTGACAAGACATTTCTTGTCACTGAGATAGGGTGTGGACGAGCACATTACAAGCCTGATAAGATTGCTACCCTCTTTGAGAAAGCAGCTATACTTGAGAACGTATACTTACCCCAGTCTTTCTGGGACATACTAAATAAGGTAAAGAAGGTGAACCCTGATAAACCTTATTGATAGCTAATCCTGCCTTGAATGGCATTCATAGGATTAATGGCTGCGGGGGCAGAAAAGGTAAAATCAGGGTTTAATACCTTACATTTATTCTGCCCCCATTTTTATTAAGGATGGAATATGATAAAAGATGAGCTAGATATTACTCCTTATAGAATAAGAAAGGGATTCTATAGAGACTATATAGATATTAATATTTATGATATTTATAATAATAGTGAATGGTTTTCATATAGCAAAGTACACACTAAGTTTATTCATACTGTTTTGAACATAAGAAATGCAGCATATAAGGGAGCATAATGCTAGAAACTAAATTCAAGATAGCCCAGAGCTTCATAGGTAAAAAAGTCATCTATTATATGCCCTTACTCACAGGGGGAGTACAACAACAGGAATTGACAGTAAAGTCTGCCAGAATAGCAAAAGATATGGTAGTACTTGACTTTCAAGAATATGAGAGTTATGTTGTGAATATGGATGTGGTAGGTACCATGACGAATGGTAAGTTTGCACCACTCTATGAGGAGCCTAAAATTGAAGAATGAAACATATACAGAAAGTTTTGTATTAGCTATGAGTACTGCTGGGATTGATTTTAATAAGTATGATACTAAAATTATACTTGAGGCTCATCAAGCATACATATTAGCACCAGCACCAGATAATCGTGCAGACTATGCTTTGAGAATTTTCAATAAACACAAATAAGGAGTATTATGAAACAGTTAGATGAACAGATGCAGACAGAGGTAGTGAATTTATTCAGAGGTATTTATACTTCTGATGAAGAAGTAGAAGCATTGAAAGAGTCTATAAAAGTTTATAATAATTCTAAAAAAGAAATGATAAAGAACACAGCAGAAAAGTTGGAAGTGAAACCTTTACATATTAGAAAAGCATATAAGCAATGGGTTAATTCAATTCAAAACCCAGAAGAGGTTCAAGAAGTTGATGGTATTATTGCTTTTATCCAAGAGTTTGTTGCTGATAAAATAGGAGAGTAAGTATGTATAAATTCATTTATTCTGAAGAGGAATTACATACGTTTTATGATATAATATTGCCTCCACTGAATGATAATGAAGTTTACTTTATATCTCTTTCAGCCCGTAAAAAGTACTTACCCGAGGATATGAGAGATATCCTTGATGGTTCTTCAGAGATGTTTGAACGGAAACTAATAGAAAAGAAAGACTGGAATCTATTTTTAAGAACCATTAGACGTTATGAATGCAATGATGGCGCTTATATATCATTAGAGGGAGAACCGTATCCTAATGATGCTATGATAGTGTATATGAATTTCAACCCCTGCGATGTTATTAAAGCCTATGAAGAGTTCATCATGGATTCAACAAAAAATATGATGGCATTAGCATTGGGCAGAGGATCATCACCAGATTACTTTAAAAGAGTTCAACATAATCTAATGACTGCTATGCATCATAGTAGGGGGACTAAACATTATATTGATTTAGATATTGATTTTTTTGATGGGGCTAAAGATATAAAATCACTACAAGTTATCCTTAATGTATTGAGAGAGAAAAATGTTCAATTCTTTGTCATTGAAACTCATGGTGGATATCATGTTTTAATAAAAGTAAATACTATTCATTTTAATTATATGGAAATAATGAAAGAAATCCAAAAGGATTCAACAAAAATTCAAGATATTATGAACAATAGTCAGGGCATGGTGAGTCTCCCTGGTACTATACAGTCTGGATTTGAAGTAAAAGTATTATACGATTTATCTTCCTTTTAGTATTGACATTTATTATATTACATAGTATATTCCTATTATGAAGAACTCATTAGAAGGGGGAGTCTAATGGAATATATGAGTGAAAGAAAATTAGTTGAGATGGAGAATGAGCAAGGATATTGGGCTCGTGGTACCAAAGTATGGGGAGTAACAGGAAGTCACCATGTTGATTTTATGATGGAGCACCCTGATTATTTTGATACTACTACCAAAGAAATTCTTAATATGTTTAAAGCTAATAATGAAACTCTAGAGCATGATAAAATAACGAGAGAACAGTTAATTTTCATTGCATGTAAACAAGGTTGGATTAGGGTTCGTCATTATATTACTCCACAAAATTTTTGGTCTATTCAATGTGATAAAATTAAGCTTAGAGAAAGAACCATACGAGATTTTATTGAAGATTTTGCTCTTAAAAATAAGCTTATGGAATATAATGCTAAATTGATTATCATTGGATTGGATTCTAATGATGAAATGGATATATACAAATCTGAGGAAGGTGGGGCTGTTGCTTTCCTTAGAAAGGTAGGAATGGAGGAAAACTCTGAAGTAAAATTAGATGATTTGCTAAGGGAGTATAAATAATGGACAAAAACTATGTAATTAAAATCCAGAATGGTAAAGCCCATCGATATGATACTCATGGTGCTCATTATAATACTTATTTTTATGATAATGTAGTATCAGGATTAATCCAGAATGATGAAGTGATATTGACATTAAAGGATGGACATGTTAAGATATTGGGGTTGAGTGGAACATTAAAACGTTCAATATAAGGAGAAATAAATGAGTAGAGAGCAAATGATAGTTTATCTTGATAATATCCAGCCTATTAAGGATAAGAGTTATCAACCTTTGGCGGATAGTCTCACTAACTATACATGGCGTATTTCATTTATTGTATTGAGAACATAATAAACCACAAAAAATATATAGGGCAAACATCTAAAACTATTGAAGAAAGATTTTGTGCCCATAAAAAATGCATGATTAGAAGAAAGAATCAAGTTTTGTATGATGCTATGAATAAATATGGTATAGATAATTTTATTATTTACCAAGTGGAAGAGTGTAATAAAGAGAATTGTAGTGAAAAGGAACAGTATTGGATAAAACAATATAACACCACTAATAGGGATTTTGGCTATAATATGACTGGTGGTGGAGAGAAATGTAATAAGCTAGAAGGATGGTCAGAAGAAAATAAAAAAGAACTGTATAAGAAACAAGCTATGAAAAGAAAGAAATCTGCTCAAAAGTTAGGGGTAGAACATTTTAATCAATTACCTGAGAATAGGGTAAAATTAGGTAAACATCTGAAAGGAAAGACCTTTGAGGAAGTTTATGGAAAGGATCGTTCTGATGCTATCAAGCTTAAAATAAGTAGAACCTTAAAAAATATTGGGCATAAGCCCCCTATACACCATGGAGGGAATCATGGGTATCATCTTACTAATGAGGATAAGCAAAAAATGAGCGTTGCTCGTAGAGGAAAGACATATGAAGAGATATATGGAATCACAACTGCTAAGGTGATGAAGGATAAAAAAGTAGAAGTTAGCCTTAAAAGACAGTTCAATATCAAAAAAGAATCACTAAAGATAAGAATAAAGGTTCTAGATTATCTTAGTAATAATAAGGGAGTCTCTTACAAAGATATCCCTGTAGGGAAGGCTTCTATTCATAATATTAGAACACTTCTACGAGAAATTGGTATTGACAATTATCAATTTTTTAAGTATAATTTCTTAGGAAATGATAAAGATTGGTGGGAATTCTTCCAATCTAAAATTTTATTTTTAAGGAGTAAATATGCAGAATAACACAGCAGTAGTGATGAAAATTAGTAGGATAGAACCTATAGTAGGAGCAGATAACATTGTCAAAGCTATACTTAGCCTAGAGGGAATAGAGCAGGGGCAGGTAGTAGTAGGTAAAAATGATTTTTATGAAGAAAATAATGTAGTATTTTTTGACTCCAATATGATATTAAACTTAGATTTTATTAAGGTAGTAGATAAGCAATCTCCTGATTATGGTAAGGAGGAGTTTAAGTCAATCGGGAGCTATTTATCCAAAGGTAATCGGGTAAAGGTAGTGAGACTCAAAAATACTATTTCACTGGGGCTTGCAATAGGGGTAGGCAAGTTTAAGCCCTACAATGTTGATCTTGAGGAAGGGAATAGTTTTACTTCCCTTAATGGTGTTGATGTCTGCCACAAATATGTGCCTCCACAGAAGCAGATTCAGGTTCAAGGTAAGAAGGGAAGGAAAGTAAAGAAAACTTCTCGTCTAATCCCTGATCAGTTTCATTTCCATATTGATACTTCACAACTATTGCGAAATGTACATAAGTTTAATCCTAACCAGATAATCAGTATCAGTCGGAAAATACACGGAACTTCAGCTATCTGTGCTAATGCTCTAGTAAAGAGGAAATTAAACCTGCTGGAGAAAATAGCAAAGAGTATAGGAATAAAGATACAGGATACTGAGTACGATTATCTCTATGCATCCAGGTCAGTAGTCAAGAACGATGCTACTACTTCTGGCTTCTACAAGGAAGATATCTGGACTGAGGCTGGAAAAAAATATTTCCTAACTAAACTTCATGCTGGTGAAACTGTCTACTATGAGATAGTGGGATTCCTCCCTTCTGGCAATGCTATCCAGAAGGGATATCGTTATGGTTGTATACCTAATACGTATAAAGTTGCTGTCTATAGGATTACTGCTACTGGTACTGATGGTACTGTGTATGAGTATTCATGGCAAGCAATGAAACAGCGCTGCGAAGAACTTCAGGTGCCTATGGTAGAGGAATTCTACTATGGCAAGGCTTCCGATTTCCCTCTATACTCCAATCCTACCAATCCTGAGTATTGGGTTAGCTATTTTATTAATGAATTGAAGGCTAATTATTTGGAAAAAAAGGCCGAAGATTGCGATGGTAACCCTGATGAGGGTATCGTTATCAGGATCGAGGGTATGAACATCGAGGCTTACAAGCTGAAGTCTGAAGCATTCCTCTTGAAGGAGTCAAAGGCACATGAAGAAGAGGTTATCGATATAGAAGAACAGGCATAAAGGCTCCCCCATGCCCTTTTTAATTAGGCTACCAGAAATGGTAGCCTTTTTTATTACTAAATAAGTAGAGGTATTTTTATGATAGATATGATGTTTGTTACCCAGCTCCAATCTAATTTCTCTAACAATGATATTGAATCTTTTGATGAGACTACTCTCTCTATAGATGGAACTCCCTATAATCCGTCACGATGGATAAATGAAATAGGCATGTATTCACAATTAACTTTAGGGTTACAAGAACAAATACTCAATGATATTACTAGCGATATTATTGTATTTATGAATAGATAGTCTCATTTTACCTACTAATTATATAGAGAGGAGATTTTATGATGGTTTCAGCAGCCTTTGTACGTGCATTGAGAAATAATGGTAACACTGCATATACATTTAAGATAAATTTTAGTGGTACTATTATGCTAGTACAGTCAGGAACATACTCCCCAGTGGCGTTCATTCCTCAAAAGTGGATCAATGAAATGGAGACCTTCCCTAATTTGCAATCCTCATTGCAAACAGCAATCCTAACTGATTTCACTTCTACTATCACTACAGCAGCAGCTTCCAACTACTTTACGTCCTCTCAAGCTTCTATCAATGCTCCAGTATTAGTAAATAACTCATTATTAGTTGTAAATAATGGTTCTGATGGCATTACTGGTGATCCTATGACTATTCAATAAGATATTAAATGATGATAAGCTTAACGTTTCTACACAGAATAAAAAACTCATTTCCTGCCTATACAGTAAAACTTATAAATCATGGCACTACTTTTGAATTACAATCAGGAACCAATATACCTATAGTATTTATTCCTACAGTGTTCCAATCTGAAATAGAAAATTTTACTAATTTAACTTTGTTATTACAAAATTATATTGTTTCAGCTATTTCTACTGATATAACTACAGCTATAAATCAGAATTATTTTGTTATACCTCCTCCCTCTATTACTACTGTACAATATAGTACTAAAATATACGGTAATAAATTACCAGGAGACACTATAATCATTCAGTAATCCTCTAATACTAAGTATGCAGGAGTTTTAATGTATACAATAACAGAGTATAACTATGAGGGTGTAGCAGAGGTACAGTGTAATAAATGCGACACTTCCTTCAGTATAGAGTTTTCTGGTGATGATGGGCAAAAAATAAAAGATTCGATAAAAGAGTCTTTATTAGAGTTGGGTTGGACTAATAATTTTTGTCCACAATGCTCTGAGGAACTAACTGAACATGGAGACTCAGACGAATCAGACGAATTTAATACCGATTGTTAAAGATTTATTAGAAGATAAAGGCGATACTTTGGATTACAATAATCCTAAATTTACTTGGGATTTAGTAGACGAAGGAAGTCAAACAATAAATAAAGACAATCCATTTTCAGGATTATAACTAACTAAATAAGGAGATTTATATGTTTATTAGTCATGAATTATTTACTCGGCTTAAAGCTGATATGGACAAGGACTTAGTAGAGCTTACCGATGGTGGTAAAACGCTTCTAATCAATGGTAAGAGTTTAGCTATTCATCTATGGGGAGAAGTAGCCGAGAGGTTCCATCTTCTAACCAAGGAAGCCAAAGACGAATTGTATGCTAAAATCAAAGCAGAGGCAGTAAAGTTATCTAATGAAGCTAAGGCTAAGATTGATGCTATTGATGCTACTATAAAAGCTGAAGAAGTTAAGGTAGCTGCTGATATTGATAAAGGTATTGCTGCTGTTGCTTCTGATGTAGAGAAAGAAGCTTCTACTGTAGCTGTAGATGCAACTAAGGAAGTTGATAAAGTAGCTGTAACTACAGAAAATGTAACTGTACAAGTAGGAACTACTGTAGATACTACTGTTGATACTGCTGATGCTGCTGTTCAAAGCATGAAATAAATTAAAAGCCCTTTGTAATGAAGGGCTTTTTTACAATCCAAATAAAGTTGTATTTTCTTGTAAAATGTTTTGAGAAGGCAGCATTACCATATCAAATATTTTATTATGAAAATCGTAATATTTATCATAATAAATAGTATATCCCTCTCTGGATAATCTATCATGAAATACTTTATCCTTTATATCACTCCACGATATACTAAAAAGGTATCTCGACAAATTTGCCATAAAACCATAGTTTAGCTGCCCATTATAGATGCGTCTATCATCGCCCCATATAACAAAGTCTACACTAGGGGGGGGAATCATACGTTGTATTATGCTTGCTATATAATACTGATATGTCATATAAACCATATCATCAACAGTACTACCTGCTAATTTACATAATTTCCTAACTTCTTCCCCTTTATTATATTCCTTATCATTAATATAGAATCCAGTGCCATTCATAATAGAAAAATCTAAATATAGAAAATCAGCGTTATTCCTTACATCTACCCCTTTACCTATTTGTTTTATTATAATCTTTTCGTTTACTTCCTGCCCTGGTAGTATGCTCCAGTGCCTTTTGCCTTCCTTTTTCTCTTTCTGACGTATATCATAATGGTGAATAACCTCTATAGTATACTTGTCTAGTCTATTTATTTGTTGGGTTACACAAACTTTTTTCTCAGGGGGCATTTTAATACCACCACACTTTTGTATCCCTACTCTAGCATGAGCTATAATAGATGTCATATCCGTAAGAGTGAATGGTAGGGGTAAATTTATAATAAGATCTGTAGAACTATAACAAGTATAATCTTCAAAAACAGAAGTTTTCTTACTATTAGCTAAGATAGCTATTTTTTTCCATTTGAATTTAGGATTATAGTTAATAAAATAAATTAGAAATTTATTTAGCTTTTTACAATATGACTTCCAGGCAAAAGCACTGTTTTCAGCAGTACACCACGTACCCTCTATACCATTTATATATTTAGATGCTATCAATTTAGAGGCTTCATGTGTGAGAGGAACATATCCTATTATATTATCTTGATTATATACCTCAACATAGTCCTCATTTGGAATTAAACCTTCAATACCACTATTTTTTACATTTTTCTTTTTGGCTGTCCTTGATACACTATTGATAAGGGAAGTAAAATCTTCATATTTTAGGTTCTTCCAATTATTCCAATCTATCTGTCCTTCCTCATTTGGGTAAACATTGAAGTATTGAATTATTTGTGATTTCTGCTCAGGAGACAATGCAGGAATTTTACTTATTATATGGTCTTTCTTTTCTGTTAATATCATATTAAAATCCATAATCTAAGTCCAATTGATGGTCATAAGCTCTTTGTGCTGGTGTTGATACCCAGTCAGTCCCTGCATATTTGTCGGGGGTTTCCCAGTCATAATCATCCCTATAGTATACATAATAAGATACTTCAGCAGAATCATATAAAGTGTCTTGTTTACATTTACTTACTTTAATATAGCGACCCAGAATATTCATTAAGTACTCATCAATAGAAATATCATTTTTAATTAAAATATAACTATATTGCAGAGAGGAATCAGCATCTAGATGATGAAGAATTTTTTTAGCATTTATTGGATCTAATAATCTCAATGCCGTTCGTTTTATTTCATAATCATCAATATCGGTGATGTCCCCTCGTAAATTATTAGAAGCTTTTTGAGCATCATCAGGAGTATAATCATTCTCATACACAATATATATACCTCTACCTCTGCCGGTAGCAAATTTTCTCCCATCATCCATAGTCAGCTCATCTAGGAAACCTAAATCAGCATTATCTATACCTTCTCCTACCCTTTGAATTTCGAATGAAGAAGATAAACCTTCAACACTAGTATCTTCATCCTCAATATCATCACCAATTCGAACTAGTTGAACAAAAGAAACCCCCCCTTTTAGAATATCATTTTCAATTTCCTCCTGTATATAACAATCAATAAAATACTCTTTATCTAACTCAGAGCGGGCGTCCCCTGCATCCATTATTAGTACTAAAGCTTTATCAATCAAAGATTTCATCTTATCTACATTAAAGATAAAATTAGGGTATTTGTTAGGAACATTATATCTAGCGGTAGCTGACATTGAACTAAATATTACTTCATCCTTCCAATTCCAGGCTTGATAGTCAAGATTTAGCCACATTCTTATTGCTATTTTACCCCATGTGGAATCAGGATTATAGTCTACAAGATAAAGAAAACGATTATTATTATCGCCCTCTTCAGATACATAATTATCCCAAAAGTTTCTATTATTGTGCAGTGCAACACACCACTTACCTGTTGTTTTACTAGCACCCACATAAGAAGATGCTATCATTTTTGATGCTTCCCAATCCAGCGGGCAATATCCTACAATAGTACCACTGTTATAGGCAATAATATAATCAGTTCCTTCATCTAATCCGTTAATACCAGTATTCTTTACCATTTTCTGTCTAGCAGTTTTACTAATTTGAGATAATAATGGAACAAAATCATTATAGGTTAAAGTACGCCAATCATTCCAATCTATTTTAGATTCATAGTTTGGATGTATTTTGAAGAAATCCTTTATCTGTTTTTTCTGTTCATCACTTAAAGAAGGTATCATGTTTATCATAGCTTCTTTTGTTTCTTGTAATAGTGTATTATAATCCATAATCTAAATCCAATTGATGGTCATATTTTCTCTGTGCTGCTGTTGATACCCAATCATCATTATTTCTCTTTGTTCTATTATATTCTTCTTGGTAATAAATATTATAGGTATTACCAGAATAATCCTCAACGTCTAGCTCTATATATGCTTTAGTTCGTTTGAATTCCTCTTTATTATAGAACTTAAAATTATTGCTCAAAAAATCTTCCATCCACGACTCTAATGCTTCTTGTTTTACTATGATATAATCATAAGAAGGATGATCAAGATACTCTTTTAAATTTCTTTCTAACTCTAACTCGGAAGAGTCAATATCCATACTCTCATCATAAGTCCATATTCTACTTGCTTCTCTCTCTGCATCTTCCATAGTATAATCTTCTGTATACTCTATATATAGCCCTCTACCATTATTGATATTAAATCCTTCAAATTCATTTAACATATCTAAGTGATCTGGTAAAGGCTCTTCATTTGGTAATAATTGATATATATCAAATGAAGAAGAAGTTTCGTTAGTAGCATTTTCTTCTATATCATAATCATCACCCTGGAAATAATATAAACTATATTGACAATAACCAGCAAAATGTGGTGAAGGTTCATCTTTTATTTCACCGTAAAGACTACATTCAAGATAGAGTATCTTAGGCTGTAAATCCTCTGTTTCTACATAAGATAATGGTTTTATCTGTCCTGTTCTATATGCGACTAAAACTAATCCATCTTGTCTACCTGTAAATACTATACCTGCGCATAATAAAGTGAAATTTTTTATATTGCGAGTACACTCACGAGCCACATCTGAGGTAAATTTGGTATTATTAGTTTTTCTTTGATATTCTTCTCGTTCTTTAGGGGTTAATAACATCTTATAGTAAAGGAATTGATAATCAATAAAATTCTGTTCAGTGAATTGTCTATTAGGATATCGTTTATTATGCTCTCTAAATAGGGGTGTTTTCACAAACTCATTATAGTCAAAGAAAAAGAAATGACTTAAATTTACTCCAAACTTTACTACATATTGTCCATATTTGGATTGCATGTCTGAAGTAAGCTGAGACTCTAAATCATAAGTGGCATAGAAGCCTCTACCATAGTAGTCTCCTCCTCCTACTTTAAATCCTTCTTTATTTATTGAGTCTATTAGTTTTTCTTCATTAGTTCTATGGTATACCGTAGCTACATTACCATAAATAGTCTCATTAAGCATATATAATTAGTCTTACTGAAACCCTAATTTTCTAATCAAGTCTTCGGTGTTTTTCTTTATATCATCGTTAGTTAGGATTACTTTATTTTCATCCCAAATCTGTAATAATGATTGTCCATCAGTGGCTAAATACTTATGAGCAAGATAAACAGCACCAGCAACAGCATCACTACAGTCCTTGGCATTTATACCTAGTACAGAGGTATCCCAGGCATAATCCGCAGTAGCAGGATTGGGGGAATCACCCATAGTATGATTTATAGTGAGAGTTTTACTCCGAGGACGCTGTGTGATTCTCAATGACTTTAGATTATTTTTTATGAATACATTTCGTCCCATCTTCAAATTCCCCTGTTCTATTTGTTGCGCTAGAAATAGGTAGGGGTCCATAGTTTCATCTACGGATATATGGTCCATTTCAATTTCCGCTCTCTCTAGGTGCTGTAATGCTGCTTCGGACTGAAAAGTATCGTATGAACCCATTATTATTGGCATTTGTCCTTTAGTAAATACATCGAATATGAATTCTTTAATAGCATCTAGATTGATTCTTCCTCCGAAAGGATGTATAGGTAAAACAAAGTCTACTATATACATGATATCATGTTCTATATCTAATGCTTTATCAGTTTTCTTTCTTTCCACATGTACAAAAGCTATGGCAGACATATCATTAGATACTGATTGGTCAATATGAAACACCCGAGGAATCCCCGGTTTATAGTAAAAATGATAACCAAATCCTGCTTTCTCAAAAAGAGTATCCCGTATGACTTTCCATATCAGTTCATGAGGTTCCATACGAGCATCAACATGAAGACAATGTTCTATAGATTTCATCTGTGGTACAAAGCAATTATTTATTTTATCATAATCATAGAATAATTTATCCAAATTTCCTTGTGGTATGCCAGCAAAGTCCTTTAATGATTTATGTAAATCATCATGGAATAATTGATACATACCATTAGGGTCACTAATAGTTCCATAGGGAACCCTAATAATATCACTTTCATCATATCCTTGAATATTATTGAGAATAGTGGGGGGTTTTCCCGATCCTCCTTTGAATACAGGAAATGTATGTTCTAGATTAGAAAATTCTTCTGGTTGCCATTCCCATTTAGCCCCTTTTATAATAAAATTTTTAGGGCTATTAGGTGCATCAAACATACAATAAGTATCAATAGGGGATTCCAAATCATTAGGTGAAGAGTCTAAAATAGTTCTACCCCAGTAGTTTCCCATCAAACGAGAATCAACACGACGCTTCATATCATTAAAAAGTCGCATAACAAACTCATCACTCTTTCCTGCTTGTCGGAAAAATGTTATCTCTGACATAGTACCACATATAATAGTCAGCCCTAGTATAGTAACAGGATTTGAAGCTAACTTATAGTGAAGATTATTAGAGAATTGTAAAGCAGATACACCATACCGGGAGGCTGTAGTCCAATATAGAGTATCTATTTTCTTCTCCCGTTGATAATCCCGTTCTCTTTTTATCATATCCTCTCTAGTTCGTACCTTACAAAAGAAGGTAGAGCCTTCAAGCATATTTATGAAAGGGGATAACAATAATTCTGATGTTTTACGTAAATTATAAGAACATAATACAAAGCTCAATGTCTCTGAAGACATAATTCCAAAATATTTCTTTGGGTCCCGCATTAATGCTAAATGAACAGTCATATAGAGATTTATCAATACTGATAATGTAGTTTTGCCTGAACCAATGTAGGTATATAAAACAGCATCTCTATAGGGTTCCTTGTCGTTCATGAATTCAATAAACCATTTTCGTACTCGTGGATAAATGGATTCAGCGACAGGTCCTAGATACTTAGCAGTTAGAAATTCCTCTGGTGTAGGGGGTTTTAATCTATAATTTACTCTCCAACTATTATTTAATAAATCCAATTTGGCTTTAGCATTTAAATTATCATTACTTATTATTGAGTCTAAAGCTGTCTGTATCTTACTGATATCTAATTGATTATAAACATCAAACATATCTATAAGCTCAGTATCCCCTTCTAATACATCAAAAAGAATGTCATTTAAATTCTCTTGTTTATTTATATCTATTAAATTTGTATTCATTTCCAATATTCATCTCTATAAAATACAATATTATCATTACATATACGTTTAATTAAATTAGGCTTGAAATAACAACCTACTTCAGCAGTATGTAATTTATGCGCTTGTCTACGATAGAATATTGAATATTCCGGTAATTTATAATAATGGTTACAATCAAACTCTAATACTCCATAATCTTTGTTTGTTGCTAAACAATATTCTTTAGTATCATCAATAAGGTAAGATGGAACAGCAAAATAAAATTTATTAGGGCATATTATTGGGTCTGAAGTTTCATCATAAAGTGCTGCTTCTACAAATTTTTGATGCTTTTCTTTCTTATGCTTACTTTCATTCAATAGATCTGACTTTGATATCTTTATTTCTATCTCTATGACTTCTCCTGTAATATCATTAATAGCGATAACATCTGCTATTCCCTGAGAGTAACTTAATTCAGAACAACATAAATACCCTTTTTTAAATCTATAAAAACTCATTAAAGCACATTTAATAACATTACTATTAACTTCCAACTTATTAGTCTCCTTAATAACTAATTATTTAGTTGAATAGGGGATTTCATATGTATAAGCTTATCCTATTGTAAATAATAGGACTAATAGCACTGAATATAGGCTAAAGGCTTTGTATTACCTATTACAATAAAATCAAATGGAGGATTTTATGAGAATTGAAGAAAGAAAGAGAGAACATTTATGGTGGATGAATGAGAACGAAGAGTCTCTTCACGATGGTAGTAAATTGGAAGAGGCTTATGATCCTAAAAGATTAAAGCCAGGATATGATGGTAGAAATGGCCCCGATGTAAAGACATTATATGCTAAGAAAGGCGAAGCTCGTTTTGATAAACTTGGTGCCAATGGCGGTGATAATCAAGAAGTTTCAAAGCCAAAGAAAGGCGCTGCTGATACTAAAGACCTCTCAGTAAAAGAACGAAGAATGAGAGAGTTTGAAGATGAAGAGGGAATGGACAATCTTGAGGGAGAGGGCATGGGTGGAGAGGGCATAGATGATGATGTTCCCCCAGAGATGGAAGAGCCCATGGATGATGAATTCGGAGATGAAGAGGGAATGGAAGGCGAAGGCGAAGGTGGCGACGAAGTAGCTGATGAGGTTACCGTTGAAATCCAAGGACAGAGATTCAAATTAGTTCCAGAAGAGCCCGAAGAGGGGATGGAAGGGGATGAATTTGGTGATGAGGAATTTGGTGATGAAGGTGGACAAGGACTCAATACAGAGCCTCCTCCTATGGGCCAAGTTGAACCTGAGGACGACGATGTTGAATTCCCTGAAGCTGCTCCACGTAAAAGAGTAATGAAAGAGAGTGCAAAGTCAAAGAAAGAGAAAGCTAACTATGTTAGAAAATTATTGAAAATGAAGGACTTTGCTGAATCAGAATTAAAAGAACTCTTCACTGGTGATTATGTTGTAACTAAAGGTCAGAATGGTGGATTAGCAGGAATGAACTTCAAACCAGTAACTGGTGATACTAAGTATGCTGTTGTAGCTCGTGCTGCTACAGGTGATCAATACACTGTTACTGATTCTAAATCACCTTATGAGCCTGGGTCAGATTCTAAGGGACAGACTGGTGGTGGTAAAGTAAATAAGCTTGCTGCTCCTACTGTAGAATCCTTCAAGAAGTGGCTTCAGAGTACGTATTTAAATGAGGAAGAGGTAGGGGCTGAGGATGGTCAAAATGATCCTGGAAAGGATTCTCAAGATTTTAATAAAGAGGATTTGTTTGGACAGGTAACACCCATTTCTCCTTTAGACCCAAAGGATTACCCAGCACAACCAGAAATGGTAGGAATGGGAAACCCTGGAAAGCAGTCTAAACAGGATGCTAACCCGGTATCAGATACTACTGTAATGACGATGGCTAAGACAGCTCGGGCAGGTGAGAGCACTACTACCACAAAGGCCCGCTTAGAGGCAGTTAAGAGGGCTCGTGTAGCTCGTAGACAGCAAGAGTCAGCAATAGTAAAACCGGATGGAAAAGTAAGTGTGTTGGATGAAGAACTGGATTTTAAAAAACTGATGAATGGAGACTATTCTCATCTATCAGAATAAATAAAAATACTATGTAAAAATAAAGGGAGGGTTAAACACCCTCCTTTTTTATTTGTATTGGTTAGAAACTCTGGAAGGTGGAAACCACTAATTATCTATGAACAATAAGTCATATAAGTTAGGGAAAACCTGTTCTATTTGTGGAAAGCAAATAATAGATAGTAATAAAGGTGGAAAGTGTTCTCTCCATAGAGATCGAACAGGAAAAAATAATCCTTTCTATGGTAAGCATCATGATAAGAAAACTATTGAAGCTACAAAAATAAAATTAAAAGAAATATCTAAAGATTTATGGAAAGATAAGGGGTATAGGGAAAAAGTAATAAAAGCTATCTCTAAACCTCGAAGAGAGGGTTTTAAAAAAGAGCAAAGTGAAAGAATAACTCAATGGTATAGAGATAACCCAGAGCAGTTAGATATAAGAAGAGAGGCTATGAAAGAATCTTGGAAGTCTGGGAGTATTTCCTATAATGAGCATTCTTCTTACAATAGCAGTAAAATAGAAAAATCTCTATTATATGATATACAACAATTTTGTTCAGAAGCACAAGAACACTATACTATTAAAACTACTGAAAAATGGTATTTACCAGATATCTACATTGAAAGTAAAAAAATAATAATAGAATTATATGGTGAATATTGGCACGCTCACTCTGATCGTTACCAAGAAGAAGATGTTGTTCACCATAATGTAAAGGCTAAAGATATTTGGAGCAAAGATAAAATAAGAGAAAAGGTCTTGACAGAACTAGGGTATACTGTTATTATTATATGGAGTGAGAAATATAAAAAGGATAAAGAAAATACTTTGTCCTATATTAGGAGTTTATTATGTTAGAAATTCGTGGAAAATACAATTCTGCTATCATTTATAATGATAATGTGGAACAGTCAGCTTTATCTCAAATTTATGCTCTTCTAAATAATGAGGTTTCTATTGGAAGTAAAATTCGTATTATGCCAGATGTTCATGCAGGAGCAGGGTGTGTCATAGGGTATACTGCAACTCTTACAAATAAAATAATAGTAAATTTAATAGGTGTTGATATTGGGTGTGGAATCACTTCTATATGTATAGGAAAAAAGGATATAGATTTCCAGAAACTTGATGACATCATTCATACCTATGTACCTTCAGGTCACAATGTACATACTTCTCAATCTGGTGGTGAATGGATTCAAAAAGATTTTAAGAAATCTTCCATCTATGATGATGTCAGAAAAATATGTGAGAAGCAAGATCAGGATTTTAATCGAGTTATGGCTTCACTAGGATCGAGTGGGGGAGGCAACCATTTTTGTGAGGTAGATAAGGATCAAGATGGCCTACTCTGGCTTACTGTTCATTCAGGCTCTCGTAACTTTGGTTTGAAGATTGCCAATTACTGGCAATCTATAGCGAAGGCTAAAACTCATGGTACTGAAGGTACCATGAATGGGTTGGAGTATTTAAAGGATGAGGACTATCAAGGATACTTGACAGATATGATGATAGCTCAAATTTATGCTCATAAGAATCGAGAGTATATATTACAGCAGATTCAAGAGAAGATGGATTTAGTCTATGGTGATGGTCGTTCTGTTGAGTCTGTCCATAACTATATTGATCTTGACCATGAAATTATCCGTAAGGGAGCAATATCAGCTATGCTAAATGAGCCTGTGATTATTCCTTGGAATATGCGAGATGGATTGATTATAGGCACGGGAAAGGGCAATCCAGACTGGAATTTCAGTGCTCCTCATGGTGCTGGTCGTATCATGGGTAGGCAGGTAGCAAAGAAATCATTACAATTATCTGACTTTGAGGATTCAATGAAGGGAATATGGACTTCATGCGTTTCTAAGGATACTATTGATGAATCCCCAATGGCTTATAAGCCTTATGAGGAAATACAGGATTTGATAGGGGATACTGTAGATATAAAGTATACTTTAAAGCCTGTATATAGCTTCAAGGCGAATGAATAAGGAGTTGAATATGACTGTTAAAGACAAAGAACTATTTATTAATAATTTCCTCAATAGCATGAGGAACACATTCCTTAGTGAAATAGAAAAGTTCCCTGAGGAATGGGATGGAATAGAACTACGTGCATACATAGCAGGGGCATTCAAGTATGAAAATAGCTATTCTATGGGCAGGAAAAGAAAAGCTAACTATAATAATGAGCGGTATGTAAGGAATTTGAAATACTAAAGGAGAATACTATGACGTTAAAAGAAAGAAAGGAAAATTTTATTCAAAATATGAACCTTTCTGAATTAGAGGATGATTGTGATTGTATCATCATAAAGAGGAGTTCTTATTTAGGATTTCCTAAAAAGCTCTATTTAGAGGCTATGAGTGAACTTAGAGCTACTTTAGCGATAGATAATGAATCACCTTTAGCTAACCTCGTGGTGTATCTACTAGAAGAAGCAATGATTACTGGATATAAAAAATCTGATTTTAAAAAATAATAAAAATAATGCTTGACATAATAATAAAAGAGTAGTATATTCTAATTAAGAGAGGTTGACAACCTAAACAGTCAAAGGAGCTAATATGAATACGACAATTCACATTCCGATGCACACCAGGACGGACAAGAGCGCCCACATGGATGCTTTCTTCCCCGTTGAAACCCAGAAGTATATCAGAGAAGATGGTACTGATGATGGTCTCCGTGCTATCGTCAATATGAACACGAAGGACACCCTGGGCAGGATTTCCGAGGGTTACAAAGTCGTTACCCACAAAGAAGTTAGCGACACTATCCAGAACCTCTTCACCGACATTGGCATCAAGTTCACCTCTGATCCCAAGGATATTCGGGTTGGAACCAAGGGAGCCCGTTTCTTCCAGACAATCTACTTCCCCGACCTGTCTTTCAACCCTGCGAAGAACCTTGGAATTCCTTCCACCGCTCTTGACATTGGTGGTCACAATTTCCTCGATGAGGAAGTTTTGGTTCCCTTCGTCAAGGCCCGGAACTCCTACAACAAGACGGAACGCCTCGGATTTGGGTACGGATGCGCTCGCCTCCGCTGCACCAATGGCATGGCTCTTCTCGTTTCCGAGACTTCCCTGTTCTATCGCCACAATCAGGAATTCGACCTTGAGAAAATCAAGAATGTTCTCTTCGAGCGAATCCAAGAGAACAGTTCCCTCGTGGAGAAGGTCTACGCTCGCCTGAATCAGGAGAAGGGCATCAACTATCTTCAGAACCTCATCAATGGCGATTTCCCTGCCAAATTTAAGCTCGCTGTTATTGAGAAAATGACACCCTATGCCACCATCAAGAGCGTTAGAAGGCCCCTGGTAGAGGGCGAGAAGAGGGAAGTGCTGGAAATTGAGAGCATCAAAACAAATGCTTCCGGTTGGGCAGTCTACAACGTCGCTACCGATGTTTCCACCCATCAGATTACCTCCGCTGTGGAGCAGGACGTTCTGGACCGCAGGATCGCCAGAGCCTTCAACGTAAGGTAAAGTAAGTATAAAGGGGGAGGAAACTTCCCCTATTTTTTAAGGAGAATAATATGACAACAGAAGACAAAAAATTCAAAGACAAGATATATGAAGCTGTTGATAGTCATTATCCTCTTATGATCACCAAACAGGAAAATAATAAACTGGATGAATTGATAGAACGAGGGTATATTAATCCCTTTTTTCTTATTATGTCAAGGAGATTTAAAATCGTCGTGAAACAATAAAAAATAATACGAATTATATTGACACCCTTCCTAATAAGATGTATATTATTATTAGCTTAGATGAAGGAGAGTGTATGAATACTGTTGGAATGGGTAGGAAGCCTTTTGTATCTGAGGCTGTTGAGCAGTTCAAAATTGCCAACTCCCATGTGGACTTTACTGACACTTCTATAATGAGCGCTTACAATCTCTATCGGGATTGGGCTCAAATGACTGGAAAGAAAGAAGTGTCCTACGTCTCTTTTCTCCATACCTTCGAGGCTCCTGAAGCTCCCGTCAAGAAGGAAAACCTTCTGAGCCTCACTGAGCAGTTTGACCTTTTGGAGAGGTATGTGAAGATAGTGGACAGCGGAATTCTTAAAGCTCTCTACGTTCATGGAGAGCCTGGAATAGGCAAGACATTGACAGTGGAGAAGCTTCTTCCCAAGACCAATGACAAGTATCAGTACTTCTCTGGTGGAGTTAAAGGTAGCTATGAACTTGCTAAGATTCTCTACAATAACAGGGAAGGTAAGGTACTGATATTTGACGACTTTGACTCTGTGTTCAAGACCCAAACCCAGGTAGACGTATTGAAGATAGCACTCCAGAACAAGCCTGTAAGGACTATTACCTGGATGGACGGAACCAAGAGGACGAAGGGAGACAAGCTTCCTGAGAACTTCGAGTTCACCTCCTCCATTATCTTCATCTCTAACAAGTGTAGATTGGACGCTGCTATTCAGTCCCGCTGCAAAATCATGGGTTTCAATACCTCTAAGATGCAGGTTCTAGACTATATCAAGAGCAAGTTTGGAACCTTCATGAAGGAGATTCCCCTTTCGGTGAGGATAGAGGTTTACAACTTCTTCGCTTCTAATCTTGCCTCGTTCCCCAGGGTGGACTTCAATCTCTTCTACAACGTGTCGATAGATTGCTTTCTGGATTATCAGGATAAGCGCACTGATGGCCACTGGAAGTTAGCTGCACTTAATGGAGTTGTATGATGTTGCACTTTCTGTTTCACAGAATATTTACTAAAGAAATGAAGATAGACTTTATAGGGGTTTTATATGCCATCAAAGAACATAAAAAAATCTATGAAGTCTATCTTCAGGGAAAGAAGAGGTATTTTATTGCTTGGAATCTTGAGAATGCACAAACAAAATACCCTGGGCATATAGTTAGAAAAGTTTGGATATAAGGAGAAAAGAAAATGCAAGTGAAAATGAAAATGAAGTATGTAATGAATGAAAATGACACTTTTGTTCTCATTCCTATTTTTATGCCTCATACTACTTTAGGGTTTCAAGTAATTTCTGCTGGGTTTGTAAATTTTGATACCTACGAAGATGACTGTAAGAATCTTTGTTTAAGGGCTCTTTGTTATGGAGAATCAACAGGGCTTGGAGTAGAATCAAGAGAAGAGGATAGTAGTATTATCACTAAAGGACTTCAGTTTAATCTATAAGGAGAAAAGAAATGGAAATCAAAGAAGTTAAACCAGGGCGCTATACTGGGACAGAGAAGGTCCTATTGAGGGAGTTTGGTTATTTTTATTTAGACAAGTATATGCCTAACTTTGAGTCAGTTCCAGAAGGCACTCTTACTTATGCTCAAATAAATCAGTATCATTCTGCTTATGCTAAAGCTGATAAAGATATACTTATGCTAGGTATAACTCGATTTCAGTTTAATGAAGATGATGGTATTCTTACCATTCAACTTCATCGTCCTGGCATATTCATAGGGTCCATAGGGGATAATCTGTATGGTATAGAGAAGAAACTGAAGGAAGAGAATCCTAGTCTCAAAAAGATAAAGCTAGTAGAGGAAACATTGAATGACTTCATCTATCCTGTTGATTATACAGAAGAGGAGGATTATTGATATGAATACACCTAATCCCTGTTCTACTTGTGGTTTTCTCTATGTAGACTGTATGTATCAGGATGATCCTAATTATGCTGCTGAATGCATAAAGAACTTAAAAATGGGAAATTTGGCATGCTCTAGTTATAAGTATTATAAGCAGGTAACACAGGAAGAGAAGTGGGGCATGACTAAATAACTATGGAAATACTTACATTTGGTAATGAAATTCTAACTCGTAAAGCTAAAGAGGTTACAGACTTTACTGTAATCCCTAAACTGGTATCAGACATGTTTGAAGTTTTAGATAAAGGAGGAATAGGTTTGGCTGCTCCTCAAGTAGGAGTTTCACTACGTTTATTTATTACAGACGTAGTGGGAGATAAAAAAAGAATATTCATAAACCCTAAAATAACATCTATCTCTGCTATGACTTGTAGCATGGAGGAAGGCTGTCTGTCTTTTCCTGGAATCTATTTTCCTGTAGAAAGGCCGGAAGGGATAATGATTGAGTATTATGACGAGGAAAATAAAAAACAGGGTATGTGGGCATCAGGTATGTTAGCACGGGTAATCCAACATGAATATGACCATCTTGACGGAATTCTATTTATCAAGTATTATAATTGGGAGGTTAAACATGAAAAATAAACATACTGTTGGAAAATGGTGGGTAGGGGATAGCTATGAAGGCCAGAGGGAAGGGTATGTAGGCATACATAGTCCTGAATGGGCGGCATTAGCAGAAGTCTGTATTGAGGTGGATAATGAAAAATCAGAGGAGGGTTGGGATAATGCCTATCTGATGGCTGCTTCAATAGAATTATATGATGCGTGTAGGGCATTTGTAAAGGCAATGAAAACTGATGGGAATAAGGGGCTTAATAAAGCATATCAATTGGCACAAGAAGCTATAGCAAAAGCAAAGAGCAGAGGAAACATAATATGAGTGATGTTGTAGAGGTTCAGAAAAAAGTAATAGAAGCTCAGTTTAGCGAAGTGCCAGAAGCTCTACTAAAATTAATAAATGTAAAACAAAGCTTGAATGATCTTATTTCTGATCCTCAAGCATCACAAATGCCCCCAGATTTACTGAAGATACTCACTATGTGTAATACTACATTATGTTCTTTTAATTTTGTGGATGAAAACTAAGGAGAAATACTATGAATGATGATGAGAGAAACTTAAAATTCCTTATTGAATCAGGGGAACTGAGTATAGAGGACTTATATCCTAAAGATATATTAATAGAAAGGCAGCCAGGAGAGGTTTCCAAAATAGCAACTCCTTACAATCATCCTGAGTGGAGAGAATAGTGAATGTATTTATTTTAGAGGACGACCCTAGCAACTATAGAATACCCTTATTTCAAGAGAAGCTACAAAATCATACTCTTTACATTGCTAAAGATGTAGAACAGGGTAAAAAAACTTTAGAGTATATCTTAAAAGAAGGTATCCATATTGATTTTATTTTCCTTGATCATGACTTAGGTGGTAGAGTCTATGTTAGTTCTGATGATTCTAATGTAGGTACCCGCATAGCAGAATTCCTCCAAGCTCATGAAGAGTTTAATAATACTAAAGTATATTTTCATACTCAAAACAGAGTAGGGGCTCAAGCAATGCAGGTGATACTTCCAAAAGGTATAATATACCCCTTCCCTGAACTAATACAAAATTTATCAGGATAATTCTTGATATTTACCTTTATAGGTAGTATACTTCTTATAGGAGGGAATATGAACTGGTATTTTAGATTTATGTTCAAGCAGCCTCTCTTGAAGAGTAGATTTGTGAAGATTGCTGGAACATGCAATGAAACAAGAACTACTCTCTATAATATCATTGGTGATAAGTGGGGCTTTCAATATGAGGAAGAAGCATTTCTACCTCAAATTGATTACTACCACTTGACTGAGATTTCTTTAGATGAACTGGAGAAGAATCCCCAGTTACTAGATTATGATGAGTGAGGAGGAGAATATGAAATTTTTTAGGAATATACTACAAACAATGGCAACGGAATGTATTCATCAAATGGTTTCAAATAATCATTTAGGCGATGAGAATAGTATATACTATAAGTTGAACTTACAAGTCTATAAAGAAAAATTATGGAAAGTGAATAACTTATTATATGATATACTCAGTTGGAACAGACTTAAATTTCTTGCTAGAATCCATGGTATCAAAGTAAAAAAGTATCCTAAGTATACCTGCTCACTGGAAGTGGAGGAACTATTTAAGGTGAAATAAATTTACCAATTCAATCCCTGGTCTTTTGGAGAAGTATCTGAGGTTTCCCCTGCTGTTTCCATACCACCAGTAGTATTCACTATACCATAATCTAAATCTTTACCTATTTGCTCTGGAGATACTTCTTTACCATAGCATTTTATTAATGCCCATCTAATTATACCACATATATATGTTTGAAGCTCCTCACCACCCTCGTTTCTTCCAATATTTGTTGTATCTCTTGTGGGTTTATATAACTTTTTGAAAATATTAATTGCCTGTTTATACGGAATCTTATCTGTTCCATTAGTTGGGGTTGGGTCATGAAAAAGTCTTCCTTCTAATGTTCCATCATTATACCATCCCACTAAATCTTGTTGTTTCTTTGGATTTATCAACATATTATATAATAATTGGAGGTTTGCTTCTTGGAGGTGGGCACTCTCATTCATCCCCATCTTATTCTGTAATTCATACCTACAAATAGCAAATAGTTTTTTTAGCTGTTTTACATAAGGTAAATCAACAGCCTTTAGAAATCCTTGTTCATCATTATTCATAATAGCATTTACAGCCTCAATGGACTCTTCAGAGTTATCAGGATTATTACCACCATAAGATGCTACTCTAAAATGCTCAAAGTCAAAGAAGCCCTGAGCAGTATGCTGTCCTTTGTTGGTAGTACCAATTTCTAGCATATCTTTAGTTTCATCAGAGCCAGCTATAACCATTACCTCATTATAATGGTGGGTATATGCCCAATCCATAGCAGCATTGAAATCAGTAATTTCTTTATCAAAACAGCATTTTATTTTAGTCAACTCCTCTATTATTTGTGCTCTTTGCTTCACTGAAACTTCATCACCACTAAATGTCTTATCCCTTTGTAAAAACACTATAGCCTCTGCCTGCTGGTGGTCTGCTGTAGCTTTTACTTTCTTCAGCATTTCAAAGTGTTGTTTAGTTGGAGGATTGAATGAACCAAAGGCACATACTAATTTTTTACCTGGAACCTTATTATCTTCTTCGGTTGGAGGAGCTGGCAACCCCTTGTTAGGGTCTTCCATATCTGCCTTACCTTTAGGTTCTTCAGGATTCTCTTCACCAGTCTGTTCTTTATTACCAGGAAAAGAATCTATTTCATGTAGGGGGTTTCTATCTCTTTTGATTAAAGAAAGGGTAAAATCATTAGAATTATTACTATTAGCTACAATCTTATTATAAATTGGAAATGCTAATTGAATAGTTTCTGCCAATACTTTAGACATATGGGCATGAGAATATTCAAGTAATGTAGACTCAAAGGTAATAATATCAGGGCTATTTTCTTTGATGAAATTCAATGTCTCCTGTATCATCTGTTGATAGCGTTGTTCTTCAGCTCCCGTCTCAAATTGGATAACTATTTCTTTGAGTTTAGATAGGCTTTCATAGAGAGAAGTTCGTGTATCTACATTTAATTTCATAGGGAGCTCAAATTCATAGTTCTCATATTTTGAGTCTAACTCTAAAACACGATGTTTTAGGTGCTCTACAGTATTATTAAACCATGTTCTATATTGCTTTCCCTCTACTTCTTGTATAAGCATAGGACCATAAGGTGATTGAACTGTACTTTCTGGCATAGGTGTTTCCTCTTTATCTAAATTATACTGCTGCGGATTCTCATTGGGGTTCCCAGGATAAGCTTGGGATTGCTGAATTTGTTGATTTACAGGACTATTAACTGTCCTATTAGCCATTATTTGCTGTGCGGGGTCTTTCTGCTGTAAAGCTTGTGTCTTGGCCTGATTCACAGGGGTATCAGTAGGGTTTATATCTACTATAGGCTTCACACTTGACCCATGCCCATTTTGAGATGGTATAGGGGCTTTTGGGGCAGCAGTAGGTGGAGGGGTAGGGTTTGATTCCCCTGGCAAATTAGGGTTCCTAATTTGTTTTAGCACGGACCCCGCTATTTGATTTAGGAAAAATTTAATATGAACAAAAAACTCTAATGTATGCTTTGTTAGAATACTATTCATAGGGTGAATATCCAGCCATCCCATTCTTGTTTTACCATCAGGACCTAAATGTTTATGTGTTGGAGGAATATTTGTAGGCCATAAAGCCCCCCCTAACTGTGATAATTTATAATTAGCCCCCTGATATTGCCAAGAAACATCATCACAAAAAATCTTAAAATCAGTATCTGTTAGGAACGCCTTAATTTCCTCTATAGAGATGTTGTTTACTGGAGTATTAGATTTTCGAGTATCTTGGGGATTAAATTTCTTTTTTTGCTGTCTTGATTTTGCTAAAGCATATAACTTATTTAACCCCAAAAAAGAAATATAAATAGTGTAAAGTCCTGAAGGGTCTCTTTCTATAGCAAAATCTTTCTGAGGGTTTACAGATTTATATATATGGGTGGGACCATACTTTTCCGTAGCAGTAACAAGAAGAGAACACTCAATAGTATTTTTCTCTTTATTTAATTTTACTTCAATTAATTTCGTACTTTTTGGTGCATCACCCTCAATAGATGTTCTTTCTTTTGAGTACCACCGAGTAGTAGCAGAGGCTAAATCAAAATCTTTTCTCTTAGAAAGGTCTCTAAGGCTAAATTCATCAAATTCTTCCATATACTCAATTAGTCTTTATTTTCTTTATAGTATTCCCAATGAAAACCTCCTGAAGTCTTTATTTTTCTTTTACATGCCATACAAATATTACTAGCGTGTACACCATATTTAATAGCAGCTTTATCAATAGAAGGGAAAACTTCTTGTGTTTCAATACAAAATACAGATTTTACTCCACATTTTCTTTCTTTTTTAGTTTTAGATATTCTTTTTAATGTAGCTAAAGAGTGCCTCCTACCATAAAAAGGATTCTTTTTACCTATCATACACCTTCCCATCCTTTTTCTTACTTCTAGGGTGGGTATTCCATAATTATCTCCCCCGTTAGTCATATTATAACCTTTATCTATATTTGTGGTGTCATAAAAGGCTATCCAGTATATTTCTCTTTCTAAAAGTTTTTCTCTTGTTTCTGTTTCTTCTAATACCCCCCAAATAAAAGAATTTTCCCCATATTCTCGAATAGCCCTATAAAAATGATAATCTAATCTTTTGTGTTTAGACTCATAAATATGAAAATACTTTCTTTTTTCTAAAGCTCTTACAGTTTGCCCTATATACCTTTTATTATTAAGTATATTAAGAGCATAATAAATAATACCATACATTGTAGTTCCTTTACCTTTTAAGTTGTTAGTGCAACTGGGTAATTAATTAGTATAAAAGGAAGTTAGACTAAGCGAACTACTCTTAGCCAGCAGTCACTAAACTGGTGTCCTTCCATCTTACTTCTAGCAGTGATATCTTTTATCAATGCTGCCCATTCATTAACGTGGATCACAATCACTATAAACAAGAAAAGCAGTATTAACAGCAGGATGTACTTCTACCCTATCTACAAACGCTACATGAGCATATCCTGTAGCAGTCCTACCAACATCAATAAAATCATTGATGTCTTTAGCTAAGCCACCTGTCTCTACAATGCTAAATGCCTTCATTTGTGTCATATTTACTCCTTTTTCTCAACCTTAGATAGAGTACCACTTGCCATATCCAAAGAGGTATCGCCTAAATTATATTTAGCCGTTACTAATTTCCACCACTTTGATTCTTGATACTTAGCCTCTGCTAGATTCTCACCAGCAGCTTTATAAAAGGCTGAAATTAAATTAGCTTCCATTTCCTTTGGAAATTCCGTTCTATTCATAGCGGAGTCTGCCGTGACTTTCTTCGATACAATCATCCTGATACTCTCTAGTTCCTCATCAGTCAATTTCACATCTAATGCTTCTGCCATTTCTATCTCCTTATATATTAGTGTAACTTCGTTTTTCTTGTAAAAGAGTGGTGACTCCTCCTGAATCAATATCGTATATCTCTACATCCCCTTCAGTTTGTCTCATCAGGGTAATCTTATCATGATATTCCATTATATTTTCTTTTATAGCCCAATAACAAAAATCTTTTATTTCTGGTTTTCTTAATGCTACTACATCACACCCTACCAACCAAAAACCCGTAAACCCATTATTTGTGCTTATGGTATAATAACGTATACGCAACCACCCCTCTATGAATAATTTTTTCATTATTTGTTCGGGCAATAAGGGTTCAATAGAAATATCAATATCAAATAGTGAAGGATTATCCAACACAAATTGGAAGTGTCCATCATTATTACCTATGTTATATATTTTAGAGCCCTTAACCCAATATCCTTTTTGGAGGGTACCTTCTTGTAAAGTGCCTATATACTCCATAGGATGAAAATCTGATTTAATATCATTTATGTCCATGTCTATCCTTGTTTTTATCTAATTCTTACCCAGTATTTTGTAGGTCTTCCTTCCTTATATGCTTGTAATCCATTCCAGCGCTCTAATATATGATACTCATACCATTTAATTTTATGTTCAGCAATGAAAGCAAAAGGTTTACGTTGATTCTTATTAGCATGAAGTAGTTGAGAATTGGCATATTGTAAAACTTCAGGATTAAAGGTAATAACAGAATTACCTAAAGCATTTTTAGCTACACGTTGTTTAAAGGACACACCTTTGTCCCCAATATGATATTCTTTATTACCATCAACAAAATCCTTAGTGTAAAAAATAGCAAAAACTTTCGTATTCTTATGAATTATAGACTTTTGATTAAACTTTTTTCCAAGTTCAATTGATTCATCTAGGGGCATACCTAAAATAAAGTATGAAAACTCTGGGGCATTATCATATACAGCCGCCTGTTCAATATAGCCATATCCCTCTCCTTTTAGATAAAGTTTTAATTTTTCTCCTGCTTCTAAATCCAGTTTTAGCGCATCTTCTTTACTAATATCAGATTTACCCTCATCTAGGTTCCAGCCATTTATCTTATTTATTCCTCTACAACCAGAAACTATACTGAACATAGTACCATTTTCTATATGCTTAATAATAGTACTATAAGAAGATTCTTTTACTTTAGATTCTTCCATTAAGAAATTTTGTATCCCTCCTGACTGGAAGTCATATAAATCTCTATAGTCGTCTTCATATCCTAAAATAATTGCCTCATCATGATATCCCATGACTTTTTTATCTAAAGCCCAATTAACAAAGTCTCTCAAATTCTCTTTTCTAAGCTTTACTCTATCACATTGAATAGACCAATAGTCTCTAGGTTTAATATAATGACGCACCCTGATCCAGCCATCCTGAGCAACAAGTTTTATTATTTCTTCTCGTGCCTTTCCTTCACGAGTAGCCGCAGTTTGAAACTCTTCTCCATTTTTATTAAATATAGATTTTATCTCATCTATAGTAAGATTAAATAAATCTGGATGTTCAACAATAAACTGGATATGATGGCTACCGGATACTTCATATACTGTAGTTCCATGCGCCCAGTAACCCCCCATTAATGTAGCCTCGGGAAACTCTGAGGGTCCTATATACTCCATTGAGTGGAAATCCGATAAAATGTCTTTTATGTTCATAATACAGCCTTTGGTATAACAAAAAGAATAGTATGACTGCTATTATCTTTTACTAATACCGATTGTTGCTTAAAGGAACGGGCTATCTCAGCCCCAATAACACAAACTAAGTCAAAAGGAATATCAATGATTTCTATTGAAAGAGAGTTTTCATCATATAAATACCCATCTTGAGCTTTATACTTCCCCTTGAATAGCTTACCTATAGAATAACCAAACACTTCAGGATGCTTCAAATTTTGATTTATCCTGTTAGTGATAGACTCCCATGCACCCATTAATGCCTTCTTCATAGGAGAAGCGTCAGGGTACTGCTGTTCTATTTGAGCATTTACATCTACAGCAAATACAATAATGCCACCATTATAAGTAGGAGCAGCAGTTTCATAAGGTTGCTCATTTCCTACCTCTGTAAAGTTAGACAAAATATTATGAAGAAAAATAGTTCCATTCCAGCGAGTAGCCTCTATCCAGCCTACTGTTGGACTATAGGTTGAGAAGGTAAACTCTTTCTTTAAAATATCTAATAATTTCACTCTAATTCTCGCTATGACTATACATCTCAGCAGCCATTTCCAGGACTTGAACCCGGCACATCAGCATTACAGGTGCTGCGCTCTAACCAGATGAGCTAAAATGGCATTTACATTATTAGTGTAAACTAGAACTTCACTATTGTCAATACCCTATTAATTAGTCATATAACTTTCTGCTAAATCTAGTATAGATTTATCATATTGAGCATCCTTCTTCCAGAACGCAAATAATTTAGCATTAGTGAACTCTTCCTTATTTCCTAATACGCCTAAATCAGTCAAACCTTCAGTATCTATCTCAGCAGAATATAGTGTTTTATGAATATAAATATCTCCATACTGCTCTTGAGCTATCTCGGGCGAAGCGCAATTTTCTATAGTCCAGATTGGATATTTAGCTTCTACTTCAGGCAGAGGATTAGGAAACCTAACTGTATAGTAATCGCATAGAGTAGGCAAAGGTATAATCTTTTTATTTTCATCAAATACCCAGAAGGCTCTAGATTTATTAGCCTCGGAAGTAGAATTAGGAACTACAGAACCAATATAATGTTTAGCAGGATTATGCTGGTGCCCTAAACATATATATTTAGCCTTTATCTTACTTATGTTTACAGTTCTTTCTTTTATATCCATTAGAGAAGTATCAGTAAAATGCCCAAAAAGAATATCACAATCAGTATCTATCTTCTCATAGTCCTCCCATTTCATTTTCGAATCTGAAAACAGGTAAGGCATAAACAATATATTCTTATTTTCAATAGTAGTCTCAAGTAATTCATCCACTACAGTTATTTTAGTACGGGAGAACAATCTACTGACAGATTTAGATTGTAAAAACTTATAGCTTAAAACAAGCTTGCCCTGTTTATTTGGTTTTTTATCGTGGTTCCCTACTAATACATATACCTCTTTATAGTTCAGATTGGAGAATAAAATTAATAATAAATCAGTAATGAGCCCCGAGGGGAATGCAGTCTCAGTCAAGTCCCCTAGTAATACTAGTGTATTCTCCTTGACATTATACTCACTATCAATAATAGTTTTTATTATTTCCTTGGATACATTATAAGACCAAGACCGGGCATCTGAGCAATGCAAATCTCCCCAGGCTACTATCATTATGCATTCCTATAAAACCAATTGAGTATAATTTTTTGTATCCAGTTTGGTTTTACTTTATATTTAATGACAAGCCAATCATTCAACTTAATCTCTGTTTTCTTAGCCAATTACTTCCTCCACAATAATATTATTATTAGTATAAATACAGATTTCAGAGGCTATTTCTAAAGATTTACGTGCAATTAGACTAGCATTTTCTGGAATATCAAAAGCATTATAAGCATACATTAATGCTTTTGAAGCAGCTAGAGCATATTGTCCTCCAGAGCCAATAGCAAGACTATTATTTTCAGCTTCAATGACATCTCCTGATCCGGAAAGAAGAAGAATATTATCCTTATCTGCTAAAAGCAATTCTGCTTCTAGTTTACCAAATATTCTATTTGTCCTCCATTCTTTAGCTAAAGCTACAGCAGCACGTTCCATGTTTTTAGTAGTATTTATTTTCTTTTCAAAGAAATCTAATAGTGAGGTAGCGTCAGCTACACTACCAGCAAAGCCTACTATAATTTTTCCATCAAGGAACTTCCTGATTTTACGTACATTAGATTTTAACACTATATCTCCAGCAGTAGCCTGTCCATCAGCAGCCATAGTGGTACGCCCATTATAGCGTACTGCTAGTATTGTAGTTCCATGTAATTTTATCATAGTATAGACTCCTCAGTATTCTTCACTTCTTTTCCCCTATTGGCATTGTCAAGTACAGAATTAATAATTTTCATGATAGCCTCATCCCCAATATGAGTATCCTCTATCTTTTCCTGCTGTAGCCAGAACTCCTGAATACGAATATTATCTACAATAGCCTTCAACATAGCATAAGAGATGGCAGCATTCTTCTTTTTCAAGTATATCAAAATCATCCCATGATTAGTATACTCGGAAAGATATGTTTGTAAGAATTTTCTTTGACTCTCTTCTGTAGGAGGCTCAAAGGTAATAACCTTATCAATACGTCCGGGGCGCATCAAGGCAGAATCAAATGTAGAGATAAAGTTCGTAGTAAGGATAAAAACAGCATTAGATACATCTTCAATGCCATCTAAGATTTGTAATAGGGTTCCCAAAACATTATTAGAATTGGTTTGTTCCCTATCATCATCTTCATTGTGTTTTCGTTCTTGTACATAAGTATCAAACTCCTCGAATACAAGGATTCGCTTATTTTGATTATCTCCCTCTTGATTCTCTAAAAAGTCTCGTGCAGATTTATACGCTCTAAATTCAATTTTATTTTGTATAGCTTGGGACTTTAACCAAGCTAAAGAAAGGGTCTTGCCATTCCCAGGGGGACCGGAAAAAATAAATCCTCTTTTCTGTTTGATAGAGTACTGCTTACAGAACTTGGCAAAATCCTCATTAATAAGAAAGTCTAGGATATCTTTTTTAAGCATATCTAAAGGCAAATCAATCAGAGGTGCATGGATAGCGGTGTTTATTTTATTGTCTTTAAGCTGTTTAGCTGCTAAAATTATATCTTTGATTATATCATTAGGAGCGAGGATAATATCATGTGAGTCCCCCACAAATAAAGGAGTGATTATTTTTAAAAACTTCATCCCCTTAATAAAACAACGATTTACTTCAGAAAGGATAATGGAATCAAGAAGATTATCATTGTAATCAAAATGGGCATGGATAGTTATAGAGGGGCTTTCCGTTTCAACACCCGAACGAATAGGATACATTCCATCTTTATTAAGTTGTACCCCCACATCCTCTTCAATAGGTTCAATTACCTCCGCATAATCTTCGGAATCTGCCAGAAAGGCGATGCCAAAGTCAGTGACACCAGGGAATTCTTTTTGAATAAGTTTGCCATACAAATTCAATACATAGTAGCCAGGATCATTATTCGCCATTTGTGCTTCCTTTATTATAGTATACTAAACTTCTTAAAAAATGTCAATACCCCATACCCCCAGCCTCAGAATCTTTACAAAGAGAGTCCTTTAGAGTTTTGAAACCTTTCCCTGTAGCCAGTTCTACTTTTATAGGAAATGACCTGCTATGATTAGCATGATTCTGTGCCCAAAAATAATCATGAATACTATATTCATCACTAAAGTGCCCCCACATAGCAGTACTAGAAAATAATGATGCTCTTACTAATCTAGTAAATATTACCATATTGAAGTATCCTTCCAGAATCGTGACTCAGTGATTATTCTGGTATTTATATAGAGTTCTTCCTTACCAAAACTATCATAGCATACTCTGTGTTTTATGTCAAGACTAGTATAAACTAAATTCTCATTCTGGACTAATGTATAATCCTTCTTTATTTTATTACGTATAATCTTATCAAAAATAAATTCAGTTTCCATATGAGTTCCTATTATAAATAGGATACTTTTCATAATAATAAGCACCAATATGAACAGAGAGGGGGCTTCTATTTATATGAGAGAATGTAAACAAACCTAATTTTAGACATTTATGATTCATTTTAGAAGAGGTATTAAAAACTAATAAATTTCTGTAAATATTATTTTTCATATATTTTTCCTAATGGAAAGGAAACAATGATTACTACTTACTTTTATCCAGGGATACCTTATAATATAAGAATGTCTTAAAACGTCAGATGCTTTTTGTAGAGGAGTAAAAGGGCATACCTTGAAGTATATAGGAAGACATCCTTTTCCAATCATTTAATAATCCTCGATTACTTTAGCAGCGGTCCAAAAACACCGTATAATTTTAAGATGCTTTTGAGACACAAAAAATCTACGAGTTGCTAGAAATTGTCTAGTATAAAACTTATTTTCATCATCTCTATGATATTCATCTATAGCATGAGCATTAAGAATTTTTTTATATATACTATCAGAAATATATTCTACTCGATGTGTTCGTTTTTGTATCATGGGTTCACCCGAGGCATAGTAACCCCAAATTGAAATTCATCTGGATCTTCACCATACACTTTTTTACGCATAGTCTTCAACATAGCTGAAGAGTTTCTCCCTGTAGTGAAAATAGCGTTAAAATGGTTTTCAGCCACAGGTATAGCCACTAACATTTGATATGCTAATCTAATATCTGCTTCTCTATCTTTTATCATAACAACAAAAGGACTTGTTGTAATATTATTACTAGCATTCAACATAAAATCTTGAACATCATCAAAGTGTTCTACAATATACTTCTTTAGTTCTGGCTTTAAGTCAGGGAATACAGCATCAATATGGTCTGCTTGGTCCCCCCATAATATCTTATTTAAGATTATCTTTCCTTCTAATGGTTCGTATCCATTCTTCTCTATGAAACCTTGTCTATCAAGGGGATTCCAATACAAATCTGGAAGAGTATGAACAGTTTCTGACATATATCTGCACCAATCAGAATCATTAGAAATTAAAAGAGTAGTACCTAAACATTTTTCCAAACAACGAGGAATTAAATCATCAGCTTCAAGATTGGGAATATGCGCAGTATGATATTCTTTAGTTTGTATAAGGTAGTAATATCGCACTACATCTAATGTATTATAGAATTCCATCTTTTGTCTAATACGAGTAGATTTATACTCCTTATTTACTTTACGCCTATTATCGCTTTCTTTCAAAGGGCGAAGAAGCCTATTAAGTTCATCCCTACTCTCATAATTGTCAAAAAGGAATATTATTTGTCCATTTTCATCTAGAAATTTATTCTTTAATATTTCTACTGTCTCAATAAAGTTTTTTAGGAAAAATCTATAAACTCTTTTGTCCTGGAAAGTAATGATTTCGGATATATTTTCTTTTACATGTTGAGTATTATTAAAAATAATATATCCGGTATTTACAGCATCAAAAATAAGATTATTATACATTTTTTATCCTATTATATGACAATGAATAAAAACGTTGAAAATTACTACTTATTTTAAAATATCGTAATTTAAGGGGATAATCAGAAGTTATATGCATAATATGTCTAGCATTAATTATATTTTTAGTTTTAATGAGAAGATGCCCAAATTGATTTATATCCTTATAGAGTACCATAAGAAGATGGTATTCTATTTTTAGATAAATGTCAACTACTCTATCATACGAGTCAGAACACGATAGGATTGTTCGTCCTCCTGGATAAGACGAATATTCTTGTCTTTCTTCTTCTCCTCTAACTCTTGAGGGGTTACAGGGACTCCATTAATCTTTATCACTACTTCCTTCAATTCTTCCATCTTCTTTCTCCTTCAATTTATTTAGTAAAGATTCATACATTTGGGTGCCAATGATTCGCTCCCACCATACTCTTTTTTCCTCTTTTGTAATAGGATTACCATCAATAGGACATCGCATTGTATCTAAACATTCATGGCTATACCTATTTAATTTTACTATATTATTAATGTCATATATAAGTTTAGGGTAAGAGCCTACTCCGAATACATGAGCTGGGTCAAATCGATTAAGCATAATACCAGCATTTTTTTGTAGAATAAGGAACTCTACTGCTGTTAGAACTTGTATTACTCTACAACTCTTATCCCGAGCAAAGACAATTTTTTTGGCTTCTTGCCATTGCTCATCATCTTTATCTCTACGCATCACTATTCATCTCAGACTTACTTTGAATTTCATTCATTAACTCACTATTCTTGAAGAAAAAATCAGCCCCTGTATATGAATCTAATCTTCCCTTTCGCATATCAGTAAGAAAAAAAATACAGCTTCTTTTCATATGATATCTAAATTTTTGATGCGTCTGCAAGTCCTCCACAATAAAGATATCTTTGTATGAAATAACTTTATCTATTAAAAATAAATATTCCTTTCGTACATATTTTTTTGTAGGTACTTCTACTACAGGGGTACCAGCTATCGCCATCTGAACTTGTTCATCCTTAGTTAAAGGAACCTCTACCCTTTCTATTCTAGTAATAATAGGATACCATTTTGCCTTTATGAGGGTTTGTTTTATTCCATAAATAAATGTCTTTATAGGTATAGAAAAGTCCCACTCAAAAGAAAATATATTATCTGTATCCTCATTCAATAGTTCTACTCCTGTAGGAGAAGTAGCATAGGATATCCGCATTGGTGCCTTTTCGGCAAAATTATCCATCTTCCTTCTAAAGGCTGAGATATACGTTTGTGAGTCGGTTTTTGAACATAACATTTATTGCCCCTTTATAAATTAGTTGGCAATAATTATTTTACCATCACCACCTATAATACTTTGTTTAGGCTGTGCTCTGCCCTCACCACCTAGAATAGCTTGCTTAGGCTTTGCTTCCTTCTTAGTTATTTTTATTTTAGTTCCTACAAGGTGCTTATGGATAGCAGAGATATCCTCACTAGCCACAAGTCCTAATCTAACCATATCTTTCCCTAAGAATGCATTCACCCTATTAGTAGAAATTTGTATGATATCCCCTACTTCCACTTTACCCCTTACAGCTTCATCAATGTCCTCTGCTAAAGCCAACACTACAAGATAAGGGTTGACTACGATACCAGTGCTCATAGCATCTTCCTGAACTATGATACCGCCTTTAGTAGTTCGTGTTGTGTCTTTCTCTACTACCTCTACTAATACAGCTCCATTCACAGGCACAGGATCGGCATAGGTCTTCTCAAAATCCTCTACATTCATTTGTGTCATTTATTCTTCCTCCCCTTTTATAGCTTCATCTTTTTGTATTTCCTTCCCACAAGAACTTCCATCTGAAAAAATATAATGCTCCATAAAATCCTTATAGCTAACCCAGTTAAATGTCCTTACACTGTCTTCATCTTGAGCCATTACCATAGTCTTAATTACTTTTGGAGGAAGACCCTCCTGAATCCATGTTCCTATAACTTTACTACCAATAAGATCATCATTAAAATCAAATGGTACTATCATCTTTATCATCTTTATCTCCTTTTTCTTCATCAGGCTCAGAGGTACCTACCGCTCTCCCCCAAGCATCATCCACATGCAGTAAATTATCACATTGAGTATATTCTTCTTGATATACAATAGCATTCATATTTCCTGTTGAACCACCATCAGAATCTCGTCTCAATCCCACTAATAACCCAAAATGTTGATCTATTGGAATTGTTTTTAAGAATCCAACTATACAATTACAAGTATCATGCCCTGGTGTTATTGATAATACTGTACCTGCTACAATACCATAATTGTAGCCTTTACCAATAACTCTATCTCCTACTACTGCTTCACGCCCATTTCTATAGTGAATTTTGTGCCTCCTTTATTTCTAAATCTAATATTTTTTCTTTCTCTTCCTTCTTTCTTTTTGCTTCTTCTATTTTATATATTTGTCTCTCTATTTCTTTTACTCTTTTAGCATGAGTCTTGTTTCGTAGTTTTTGTATCTCTTGTGGGGTTCTACCCTTGCGAACTGATTTAGGTAAATGAGTATTCCTAATATCCAATTCAAGTTGTAATCTTGAAGCTTCTTCTTCTGGTGTTTCTTCAGGAGTTTTTATTTCTACTTTTTCTTGAGGTTTTACCTCAATAGTAGGTTCTATTACTTCAGCATGTATCTCTTCCATTATTTTATCCTTCTCCTTAATTTTCGCCATTGTATAGGCTTATTTTCCATTTTTAAATGTTTTTCAGGCTTACCCACTTCAATATTGAGAGGATAGCCAAACGCTCTTGTTTCCTTTATTCGCTCTTTCTCAGATAATATCTTCATTTTTCCTCCTTATATTTATTTACATAAACTCAATCTCTTCACCAAAACCACCCTGTTCCCTATACTCTTTCACTGTCATATTTAGTATAGTTGGTATTTCATCCACATCTTTTATGGCAGGATTAGATAAATACCATACATGTAAATTACCTTTATATATTTCTTTTAATTTGACTGCCATTTCATACCCAGCATCATCCATATCTCTAACTAAAGTAATTGAAGGAAACTGTTGGAGCTGCTTTAGTTGAAAATCTGAAAATAAGCATCCCATAGTAGTAGTAGAGTTGGCAAAAAAAGTATCAGTACGAGCTACAGCCATTTTTATTAGTCCCTCAAATAAGTATAGTGTTTCTGCACAGTTTTGTCTATACCACTCATATAAAGGTTTAATTCCTTTTTTAGGATAAAGACATTTTAGAGTATCACTCCCGTTAATTTCTCTACCTTCCACATTTATATAGTTGCCATCTTCATCATAGACAGGAATGATAATTCTATCTACAAAATGAGTACCATTTATATATGCCTCCTTACAATACATAAACTGCATAGCATCAGCTACATCCTTAGATATGCCTCGTCTTTTTATATATCCTAAAGCCTTATCAGAATTGTAGTAAGGAATAAACCTACCTCGAATATCAAGAGAAGAAAATACTTTTCTAACTAATGGTTTCTCATAGGGTTCAGAGGGATTTAAAGTATCCCAATCATCCATTTTATTTAAAACTACTGTTATTGGTTTACCAAAGGCTTCATATTCACGAGAGAGCGCACTTAGGCTACCACCTTTACCACATTGAAAACAATAGTATTGCCCTCGACTGAAACTAACACTCAATGAAGGATTCCAGTCCTCATGAAAAGGACATTCAATTACAGCAGTATCTTGACTTATTGACTTTACTTTCAAGCCCTTATGACGAATGAGAAGTTTAATAAATTCAAAATAATCATTGGTATTCAATCTTGACAATTTATAGTCCTCACATAGAGTATAAGACAAAAAATAAAAAAGTCAAGTACTACCTACCACCGCCTTTCCTACCCAAAAAACGTGAGATAAATCCTTCCCTGTCAGTATCCTTCTTCTCTAAAGATACTGTTAGATTCTCTACGGAACTTTTAGATGGAGCATTGAACCCCATCTTATTCAGTGCATCTAATAGAGGTGTCTTCTCTGTCAGCATATGCTTTACAGGCTTTTTAGTTTTTTTACTATCAACTAAATTTTGAATTGAATCTAAGTAAGGAGCATCAGCTTCACTATGAGGGGTTAGATGAGTTACTGTCATATCTACAGTGTTTAATAAGTGAAAAGAAGTATCTCGCATACTTTCATATACATCATGAACTAGGGAAGGATAATGGTCCTTTATCATTTGCATAAAAGAATCCATATTCATTAGTCTTCTTGAAGGTGATCCATCCATATAGTACCACGTTGCGTTGCGGTCTAACCAATTCTGGTAAATGAGATACTGGAATTGAATTTCTGGATATTTAAACCTACCATACTCATCCATAATAATATTCCCACTGGTAGTTACCAGTTTGTTTTTGTTTACCTTTACAACATTTTGTAATTGCACTATTATCTACATTATATTTTCCTGCTGCTAACTTAATATAAGCAAAAACTTCTCCGGTAGTAATACACCTAACCTGTCTACACCCTACATTTTTTTGGCCTAGCTTACACTCTCTTAATTTTTGTTTAGTTATTTCAGAGCGAGGTACCCCTAATTTACTCTGACTTATTTTTCTTTTATGCTCTTCAGACTTAGGATTATGCATATGTTGTTTATGCTTTTCAGTTTTAGGCTTTCCTTTACTGGCTAAACTCATTTTACTTTTTGTTTCAGTGGATATTGTTTTCCCCTTATGAAGATTACTTAATCTTTCCTTTGTTTCCTTAGAATGATGCTTACCCAGCATATTTAAATTTCCTACATGAGCTTTACCCATTAGTTTTTTTTCTTCTTCAGTATGCTTTCTACCATAATTTGGATTTTTATCTCCTGCAAACCTTCCCTTCAATGATACAGATATTTTATTCCTAACTTCTTGATTCGGGCTGTTACCTATCTCTCCTCCTAAAGTCATATTATACCCTAATTCCTTAAAATTAGTCCCAAACATTTCAATATAAATTTGTTCTAGCATACAAGCTTCTTCATCCGTTTGAGCTATGTCTAGCGTTTTCCAACAAAATTTATTAAACCCATGCTTTCTTATAGAAGTATAAAATAGAGTATTAGTCCCACTTTTAGCATGGGACTTATGGCCTAATATTCTATTTCTTAGGTTTTGTTTAGTTTTTCCAATATATATTTTATTATTCACCATGTTAATAGCACAATATATTATTATACTCATGCATAGTTAGTATGAATTAGCTAATCAGTCACCTCCCGGCCCATTCATAATAAAATTCACTACCTTATCTCTTTTTTCTTTCTCAGACATTTTAGATACAACTTCATCTTGATATTTTACTATTTTAGTTAGTTTATCATAATATGCCTGTCCATGCTCATCAATTATTTCTTGTTCAGAATTTAGAAACTTAAATTCATTTTCTTCGAGCATTATACCTCCTTATTATGTTTTATAGAGCTGTATCCGTTGACCCTAAAGCTCCAATTCCTCGTTCTGTTATTGTATTAAAAATCTCACTTTCTTTTACTATTTTTATTTCATCATAGAATACAGGCACCCTTACCACTTGGGTTAATTTCTGTTCAGGCAGAATAATAGTAGCCAAGTCGGAATAGTTCTGCATACTGATGAACAGCTCACCCTGATAATCTTGATCAATATTACATGCCAATAATGTTAATCTAGGCTCCCAGGATATTGAACCTCTATTTAGAGCAATAAGAGTAGAATCCTCCTGCTCTAAAAAATTTACTAGTAATCCTGTAGGAATCATTACTTGTCCATGAGGGTATACAAAAATATTATGATGTGAATCATCGTAGTATGCCATAGAACGGGCGTGGTTATTTCTGGAATTAAACGTCTTTATGAAAGCATCATCCATCTTAGGACAAAAAATATCTATACCTGAAGATTTCGAAGTACCTCTAGAAGGAATACGAGTATCACGAATCAGAGCAAATTCAATCATTATAATTCTCCTTACTATATATTAGTATATATGCTTAAAATTGTCAACAGGGAGGAGAATCCTCCCTAATATTAATCTTATTATATTTATTGTATTATACTAATAATGTTACCCTAGTATATGAAGATTCATATATTCAAACCATCAATACTTCTATATAGTAGAATTACTATATAAGTAGACAAAACTAAATAGAAAGACTACTCTCTATATAAGGAGATACCTATGGGCTCACTAAATTCCGTTGTTATTGAAGGTATTGCTACGTATGAACCTAAAGTTCATGTTACTTCTACTCAAAATCTTGTTGTTTCTTTTATTATTAGCTGCACTCGCACCTATAAAGTAGATGAAGAGTATAAAAAAGAAATCTCCTATTTCATGGTAGAAGCATGGGGAGACATAGCTACAGTAGCCAAAGAGAAAGTAAAATATGGTGTTCCTGTACGAGTCATAGGTAGACTAAAGCAAGATAGATGGGATTCAGCAGAGGGAGAACATCTAACCCGAGTTAAGATAATGGCATCCAGTATAGACTATTGACAATCACTACCATCTGTGGTATACTCTTTTGTGGAGGATCAAAAATGGCATATCTCAAGATAACTGATGTAAGTGGAATTGAATATGATTTACAAGTTTTAGACGAAGATAGAAATATTCTCATATCCAAAGAATTTGGAAGATTTATTCCCTTAGAGGAGTTTACAAAAATTGAAATTGGGGGATATGAAGATAAAATATCTGATTTAGAATCAGATGTTGAAGATGCTAAAGATGCTGTTATTGATGCTGAAGATGAAGCCTTTGTGTATAAGGAAAGGGCTGAAGAATGGGAAAATAAATATAATATTCTACTTAAGGAACATTCATGATACAATTCTTAGATTTAAAAAACTGGATGAATATTTCTGATGCTCATTTAGAATTTATTGAGGGTATAAATCTAATCCAAGGTATTGTTGGTTCAGGTAAATCAGCAGTATTTGCTGCTATAGCCTACGCCATTTCTGATTATAGGCGAGGAGATACATGGAGAGAATATATCAAGACTGGTGAAAAGTTTTTTGAGATTAGACTCGGCTATGTATTCGGAAACAATAAAGAGTCACCTATGGTACTGGTCATTAGGGGTGATACCGGAAGGGCTTCAGTTTCAAAAGAAGCATCATATAAAGGTAATACCTATAAAAATTCAGAAGTTGACCAATTCCTTGGATTAAAGTTCGACTTGGATATTATGAGTAAAGTCATATTCAATCTCCAAGGTAAGCAACCATTAGCATTAATGACACCAACAGAGAGAAGAGATATATTCAAGAAATTATTTAATTCAGATTTTATAGATATTGTAGAGAAAATAAAAATTGATAAGGACGAAATACAGAAATCTATAATAGCAAAAAAAGCAGGAATAAATGCATTAAAAAATATGGAGTATCCCTTGTTTAGAGTTATTTCAGTGGATGAATCAGAATTAACTCAATTACAAGATGAATTAAAACAGGCGCATCTAACAGAGTATCTTTATGAGAAATTGGATATATATACTGATAAGTTAAATCAGTTAAATTCAACCCAACAAAAAATAGAAAAAGCTCAAAGAGAAGTTCAAAATTATTTGGTAAGAGAAGAAAGAACAAAAGAAATGCTAATTAAAATCCAAACGGATTATGAAGTAAAGAAAAATGAAATACAGCCTTTAATAGAGTCTATAGAAAGAATAAAAATATATATAGTACATAATAAGAAAGAAATGGATGGGTATAAATCCAAATTTAATATAGAAGAAGTATATAAAGATTTACAAACCCAAGAAAACAAATTAATAGAATTAAAATCAGAAATAAGTATAAATAAAAAGTATTTAGAGACACATAAAAAAGGGAAATGTACAGAATGTGGTCAAGACTGCTCAATAGAGGGAATAGAAAAATTTACTAGTATTATTACTAAGTTCAATGAAGAAAAATTCCATATTGAAACTAATATTACTATAGATAAAGGAACAATACAGAATTATGAAGAGGAAATGAAAAAATCTGACCGTATAGATTTAGATTATAAACAAGAAATAGAAAAAAAGGAAAATGAACTGGGGTATATTAGGCAAACCTTATCAGGGTATGAAGCCCGTATGGAGGAGATAAAAGAAGAGCTTATTCAACATAGTATTAGTATAGATACTGCTCAAAAAAATATTAATGATACTCAAAAGGAAATGGTTAAGATTCAAGAATGGCTAGAAATAAATCCTAAACCTGAAATTAACGAAGCTACTAATAAGTCTGTAAAAGATATTCAGGCTGCTATTGATGATATTCAGAAAAGAATTCAAAGCAATATAACTAAAGCTGAGATGAATGAGAAGTCAAAAAAAGCTAAAGAAAAAGATGAGAATACTATTATTAATTTGAACTTGGAGATAAATGCATTAGAGTCTAAAGTGAATAACCTCAATCTGGTTAATCAGATTTATACTATTGACTTCCCTTCCTTTATTAATATGAAGGCGTGTAAGCTTCTAGAGTCTCATATGAATAGTTTCTTTGCTACTACTAAGGATCATTTTGAGGTAGCATTGCAATCTGACAAAAAAGGAATTTCATTCTATTATAAATCTAATTTAGAACCAGAATGGAGAAGTTTGAGGATGGTTTCCGGCTTTGAATCAGCGTTATCTACATTAGGGTTTAATGTATCTGTAGCTCGTGCTTTTGGTTCTGACATGATTTTCTTAGATGAGCCTGAAGCAAATGCAGACCCACAAACAGCGGAAAAGCTGTTCGAAACAATAGCTTCCATAGGGGGCTTTAAGCAACTATTTGTAATTACACATAAAGAAAATGTACTCCCTATCCTTAGATATCAAGGAGCTAAAATCTATAAGGTAAAGGGAGGGGTATTTGAAAATAACATAGACTACTAAAAGGAGCATCATGAATAAGAGGTTTTCACGTAAGTTATACGAAGAGAATGATAAAAAAGGTAAGGAAGTTGCAATACAGTTTTTAAGGCAATTAGGTTATGGAGATTTAGACCCTACAGAGATGCTGAAAGATGGCGATATTCAAATGAAATTAAATGGGCATAATTATATTGCTGAAGTAGAAATAAAATCTCAATGGAAGAATGAATCTAATTGGCAGACAATATGGCCAGATATCAGGGTTCCTCATAGGAAGGCAACGAGTAAGGCTAATTTTTATGTTATGTTCAATCATAATTGTACATGTTTAGGCATGATTGATATGAGTATAATAAAGGAATCTAAAATAACCCAAGTATCAAATAGGTTCATGGATAATGAGGATTTCTTTTCTATTCCTTATCAGCAGTGGACATTCTACCGGAGAGTAGAGACGGGCTGGGAGACTATTGACAATTCACTAGAAGTTTAGTATAGTAATATAAGGAGCCTAACATGGCGATGAGCACCATAGTCAAGAATGTGAAATATTATAAGTCTAATAATTATAATTATACTTTTAATATGAAAACAGGACATTTCATGCGATGGGGTAGAACCATAAGTGATGATCCTCTATATTCTCCCTATGGTCCAGAAATACTAGATATTGAAATAGCTTCTGGGGGTTGCAAGGGCGGCTGTCAATTTTGCTATAAGGGTAATCAACCTAATCTTCCTATAGAGTATATGGATATAGATACATATATAAAACTTTTTGAAAAAATAAATGTTCCTACTCTAACTCAAATAGCTTTTGGAATAACTGATATTGATGCTAATCCTGACTTTTGGAATATATTAAAATATACGAGGGATAGAGATATTATCCCTAATTATACTACTAATGGTATTGATGTTACTGAAGAAGTTGCAAAAAAAACAAAAGAATTATGTGGCGCTGTAGCTGTAAGTGTTTACAAGCATAATAAAGAAACAGCATATAACGCAATTAAGCTTTATACTGATACTGGCATGGACCAAGTAAATATACATTTTATGCTAGCTAAAGAGACTTTAGATTTTGCTCATGAGGTTCTCCATGATATGAATGAAGACCCCCGGCTACGGAATATGAACGCTATTGTATTCTTACAATATAAGGATAAAAACCCTAAAGCCCATTATCATCCTCCTTCATTTCAAGAGTTTAAAACTTTAGTGGATTTTTGTTTATCTGATATGGTTAAATTTGGTTTTGATTCTTGCTCTTCTGCAATGTTCATGAAAGCAGTAGCAGATAGAGAAGATGCAGAAAAACTAATTCAATCAGTAGATAATTGTGAATCTACTTTGTTCTCTTTTTATATTGATGTTGATGGCAATGGCTACCCATGCTCATTTTTACAAGGACAAACTGAAGAGTGGAAAGAGGGTATTGACATTTTATCAATAGAGGATTATATTAAAGATGTATGGTTCAATCCACGAGTAATACAATATAGAAAAACTCTATTGAATTCAAGTAAAAATTGTAATTGTAAGTATAGTGGAATGTGTAGGTCATGTTTTGTCTATGATGTTAATGATTGTAAGGATAGATAATGAAAGCAATTATTATTGAGGAATGTCGCTTTGCTGAGATTAGAGATGTACTAGATCTTCAAGCACAGAAGATTTCAGAAGAAAATCCTAATCCTGAAATATGGGATAATGAATTGTGGAAAACTGTTGTATTAAAAGTATACAGAAATATCAATTATTATTTTGTTCGGTGGGCACAGGAACAGGGTGCTTCTGGTCTACATAAATAGGGGGATTATAATGAAAATTAGAGAAGGCTTTGTATCTAACAGTTCATCATCTTCATTTATTATTGTTTGTAAATCTGTTACAATAGAAAATATTGATGATACTGATATTTGGTTTGAGGGTCATGGTTTGAGTGAGGGTATAGATTTTTTTGAGTTGGAGCCTGAAACTAAAGAAATAATCAAGACTAGGGGATTACCAGAGGATTGTTATCTACTTAAAGTAGCTAAGTATTCCTGTGAATATGATATGAATATTGATGATGATTTCTCTTCCTTAGCAAAAAAAGGATATACAATTAAATCTATTGAAGTTGACAATTGGACATCTCAAGAGGCAGGTATATTTGAGGAGGAATACTATGAAGAGTAGGGAAGGATTTGTATCAAATTCAAGATCAAGTTCTTTTATTATTGGATATGGAATAATTAAGGACGAAAATTCTTTTAAGTCCTATATTAAAAAGAATAAAATCATAATAGATGGAACACAGGATTATAACACATATCAGAGTGAAGATTGGAATAGTATTATTAGCGTATTTGATACTTTTTATGAAATGAAAGCAGACAATAGAATTCTTTGTGGGGGAAATGATACTGAACTATTAGTCCCACAGAGCCTTAATAATTATTGGAATAAGAGAATAGCTATTGTAGAAATTCATAATGATGAAGGTGATGGCCCTCCTTTTATTTATGAAGAGAATGAAATGGATGGAACAGGTAACTTTAACTACGAAGTCGCCAAAAAAGAATCTTTTTATTCTGAACGACAGCAATCTATTATCAATCTTTTCAAAGAAGAAACAGGTATATTGACAGATTGTAAAGTAGTTATTGGTGCGGAGAGAAATGGATGAAAATTAGATTAGGTTTTATATCAAATTCCTCAACTACCTCCTTTATTTTAGATGGAACAAAATATTCAGCTTCATTGATACGAGAAGTAATTGAAAATGTATTAAAGGCTGTTTCTCTTATTGATAAAGAAGAATTTATTGTTGATGATATTTGTGAAATCTATGAAAGGTCAAGTGGACAAGAATTTCTAAATCAAATAAAGGGATTCTATGAAGGTATGAATCATGACTATTATGATGAGGAAATAAAATATTTAGATAAGGGTCAATTTGATAAACCTGCTATTATTGTGGATTCTACTTTTAGCAATTCTATTCCATGGCCTGTGCAAGAATTTTTAGAAGGAATTGCTATCAAAAGGCAGCATTGGGGGTAATATGAAATATCAATGCCCTTCCTGTAAATATGTATATGAAACTCCTCCCCTTAATATTGAATTTTATTCTACATCTAATCCTAATTATTATGATAGATACTATGGTAAAGGCTTTATAAGATATGAATCAGAGGAGATTGAATGTGGGGAATGTGGGTATAAATTTACACTTAAATTGGAGGACTTATGAAGATACGTAAAGGTTTTGTTTCAAATAGTTCCACTACAAGCTTTGTTTGTGATATATGTGGAGCTTCAGAAGCGGGTATGGATGCTTCCCCCCAAGATTTTGGTTTCATACAATGCCAAAATGAGCATATTATATGTGAAGATGAAGCATTAGAAGGATATATTATCTATGATAATACTGGTAATAATGGTGATCCTGATGAATATTCATCTGAAATTCGTAATGCAGTAGATATGATTGGTTCATGCATTTCCGAGGAATTTTGCCCTATTTGTCAATTTGAAGTAGCATCTAATAAAGATATTGATAGATACTTAAGTAAAAAATTTCCACAATATACCCATGAGGACGTTTTTATAAAAGTAAAAGAAATAAATAAAAGAAGAAAGAAATTATATCCTAGTGAATATATACAATATGTATACGAAAAAACAGGGCTTAATGAAACTAAAATACTTTCTGAAATAAAAGAAACTTATAATGAGAAATATTCAAAATTCAAAGAATTTCTATTAGGTTGACATTTATCTTCAGTTGTAGTATACTCTAAGGAGAGAATAAAATGTTTGTATTACTTCGTATAACTGCTACTTTAATTATTCTATTAGGACTAGGGATTGTTGGTATCAATAGAGGATTAAAGCTTCAAGAGCATGATGCAAATTCTCCTGAAGATATTCTTGGTAGAAATTTACAAGTAGCAGGAGCTATAGTCACTACAGTTGCTGGTGTAGGGTTATTTGCTGCTTTATTGGTATTTATTTGGATATTATAAGGAGTATATTATGGGTAAGAGAGGACGACCAGTGGGATATAAGGTACAGGAATCTACTAAAGCTTTGATTAGAGCTACACGAGCTACTAATAAAGCTAGAAAAGACAAGGCAGAAGAAAGGATAAAGGGGGATACCAATGTTTAATAAAAAGAGAACTTTTTGGAAATTAGATATAGATTATACTATAAGTATAAGAACATCCCCTTTCCAACGTGAAGATTCATTTAGAACAGAGGGTCATGAATATGAATTTAATTTTCCTAATTATGAAGCTGCCTCTCTTTTTAAAAAAGAATTAGAAGAAAAAGGAAAGGCATATACAAATAATCAAAGTTTCTGTATAATGAAGGTAGAAGGAGTAGAACTTTTTGTAGAGAATTATTCTATAAGAGAATTAGAATGTAGAGAATCAGACTGGATTGAGATGTTTTCTACTAATTGAGCATGAAAGTAAAGATTGGCTATCTTACCTATGAAGTAAGAGAAGTCCCCTATATTGAAGTAAATGGAAATGAGGCTGCTAATGGAGAAGCAGATTATGAAAAGATAGAGATACAAATAAGAAAAGCACTATTACCTCCTAAAAAAAGAGAGGTATTATTACATGAGATTCTTCATTGTGTCTGTGTAGATGGTAATATTGAATTATCAGAAAATGAGATAGAGGTTTTAGCAGCAGGATTAACACGATTTTTGGTAGATAATATTTCTTTAGTAAAGAAAGAAGTTCTTCAGGTAGAACGAGAGGCTATTGACAATAAAGTAAAGAAGTGATAATATCAGAGTTAAACACTCAAACATTAAAAGAAGGCCAGAGTGCCTATAAGGAGTTTTTATGGCAAAGGTAGAGGACGATGAATTTAAGGCTGCTGCAAGGCAAGCAGATGCCGAAGAGAAGGCAAGGCAAGCAGAGCGTAAGGCTCGGGCTGCTGCTGGTGGATTTGAGAAAATAAAATGGACAGGGGTTTCCCAAACCCCAGGTATGCTTATCTTGAGGTTTCTAGGTAAGAAACCCGATTTGCATTATGGTACTACAATACCAACAATAACGCCTATTGATGCTCGTGTTGTCAACCTAGCGAGGGTTATAGCCGACAATGGTAAGCAGATGGAGGTGGTATTGCCTTTATATGATAGGGATTCTAATCATATCATGTGGAGGATATATGATAGAATTAATACCATTGCTTGGGTAGAAGTAAAAGACGACAAAGACCCTACAAAAAAGAAGAGTGAGAAGTTCTATGTCAATAGAACTAAATATCCTGAGATATTTAACATTATTAACTATAATGGCTTGAATGAGAATGACCCACAACGAAAGTTTGGTTTACAGGGTAAGGGCTGGAAGGGAAAAGAAGTTCTTATTGTCAATGTCATTGATAGGGCTCTCTACGATTGGCACCATGCTAATAAACATTCTGTTTTGTTAGCAAAGAAAATAACCAATAAGACCTATGCCGATGGAACACAAAATGAATTCGTAGAGAAGGGTGTACCTGCCTATGGACTTTCTGGACCTCTCACAAAGATTCGCATGGTATATGGAGATTGGGAGCAATATGATATCGCTTTCGAGCGCACAGGCTTGAAAGAGACTCCTGGTGAGGCTTTCAATGCCTCTAAGAATCCAGAGAAAGTATTAGACGAGACTCTACAGACTTTAATCTCCTCTGAGCCTCTGACTGAAGAAGAAGCATCATGGGAAAAATACGATCTTGACCATCTTTTTTCTCCTTCTACTTACACTAAGCTTTGGAATAGATTGCATTTGACTATAGAGAAAATAGATGCCCAACTTGGCACTTTTTACGCTGATGAGCTAAAGAATCTCGCTGACAAGGAAGTTGAAAGTAAGATGGATTTTCCTCCTAGAGACGAAGGTGAATCAGAGTCCGAAAATGAGGAAAAATCCCCACCAGCTCCTCTTGCACGTAAGCTCTCCCCTGCTATTCCAGCAGTCCTTACTCCACAGGACCTACCCGGATGGACTTTTCTCAATGAGAAAGAGAAAGAATTGATTGTATCAATAAGTGCTCCTAGTGCTGGTAAAGCCTATAAAATAGTCTTTAGCCCCCTAGCATCCAAGAGAATAGGGCCATGCCCTGAATGTAAGACTGATTCAACCGAGGACTTTACCCATTGTCCTGCATGTGGAGTTAAATTCGTGTACTAAAATGAATACCCTCAAAAATGAGGGTATTTTTTATGGCTCTAAATATGAAATTTTAATAGGAAGGAATTCCCAATATGTATTTCCCTGTCGCTTACACATATCAAATAACATCTGTACTGATCGTCTATACTCATCTTTATAATAAAGATAACTCTCACTTAATGCTATTTTATTAGAATGTCTAACTCTTTGTACTGCTATTCCTTCTCGTTTTATGCTTTCTTCTGAATGTCGAGTAAACCAATTAATAGCATACTCAGGGGTTATTATACCTTTATTTTCTAAACTCCTAAAAAAATTACTATGAGTAATATCTCCTAATTCTCTATTCTCCTCATACCCTTCCATATATAAATCACCAGTAGGAGATATAAACCCACGAGAACCAGTAGCTATAAACTTTTTAATTTCATCTATAGTAGGGTTTACATAAGTATAAAAATCACCTCTAATACATTTAGTATAATCAAAAAAGTTTTCTTGGATACCCCAATAATTAGGACCAGAGAAATAATCAAAAAACACTTCTTGGAGTAAACGCAAATCCATATTAAATTAGTCTTAACGGTAGGGGGGATGATCCCCTCTCATAAACTATTTAAGCTCATGGCACACTCCACCTATACCAACCCGTCACCAGGAGAAGTTAATCTCCAGAGCTTAAACCATCCCCAGTGGTTGTGGTAGTGGCTTGAGCATCTTTCCTTTTTTTATATTCAATGAGTAAACGGTTAAGCATATCCATAGCTTGTAGACTCTCCTTTGTAGCACTATTGTATAGTTTATCTTCTGGATGCATGTCTTTACGTTCATTATCTAATAAAGGTACCCTATCTCCATCTTTAGGAATAAAGGGAGATAATATCTCTTTAAGCCTAAAATTCTCATTTGTTTCCCTATTCTCTAAATGATGTGCTATTTCAGACCAATTAGCTTCAGGTAATCTATCTAATAGATGAGATTTTAGTTCATTATTATACTCATCCTCACTATCAAATCTGTCTGCTATCTTCTTCAATAACGAAACAATAGTAGTAGATACTTCAGAATGAGGATTAAAAGCTGTTAAAGTAGTATTTTCCATATCTTTCAATGATACATTAGCTAATTCTAATTCTGTTTTTTCCTTCATTTTTCACTCATCTTTTTTATATCTCTGAATATCTGTCCATCTATAAAGGATTTTAACTGTTGTACTCTAATGCCATATTTTATTGTATTCAGTTTATTTATATCTATCTTTTCTTTTATTTCATCCCAATCCATATTATCAATTTCTCTATAGTAATAGCATAAAGAAGTTATAATAGAATCCTTATAATCTTCTTCTGTAGGAAAGGTAATAGTCTTACCCCCACATACAGAAATAAGTTTAGCAAATTCAACTGAACCTAAAATAGTAAATAAGTGCATTAGTAGCTTCCAGGCTTCGTCGTCTGACTTTTGTGTTACTTTAGCTTTCTCAAAGGTATATATTTGTTGTAATTTGAATATATCTTCGAAGAAGGCCGATGATTTAGTTTCACGAGTTAGAATATCATTTACTCGTTGTTCAAATAATGATCTTGGATTTGTATATACTTTTTCCATATACAGTTAGTATAAATCTATTTTATTGCAGACTCAGCTACTACACCTAATAGTAATCCAGCAGCACCTGTAATTCCACCTATAATAAAATCTCGTTTTAGCCCATGATTGGCTTTATAATTATCAAATTTTATTTTAGAATTTTTCAAATCAATATTGTCCTGTTGCTTCTGGATTTTATCCTTCTGAATCTGTCCATCCTTTTGAGCAATGATTACATCTCTAGCGGCTAATTGTAATACATATTTATCTGTAGTATCTTTTATAGCTATTGCAACAGCATCATCTACTGCCTTCTGTATTTCTTTAGTTACTTCTGTCTTTATTGCATTCTCTAATGCAGTTTTATCAATAGTAATAGTTTGAGCATAAATAGGTAGTGTAAATAGGAATATACATAATGCTAATAAGAATTTTTTCATTTTGTCTCCTCAATAAGTTAGTAATAGAAGCAAAAAAAGAGGGACGATTTCTCGTCCCTCTTTATATTAGCTAAACTTTTCTATTTGCATTGTCAAGTTCACATTTCCTTGTAATGCTGGATTCGAGAAGTTAATGTAATAATTTACATCAGCAGGATAATTAGCTACAGAATAAGTAGTACTAGCAGGAGCAGTAACACCAGGAGCAAAGTATGGAGGTTGTCCACCAGGATTATTCAAGTCAGTATAAGTATAGGCAATCCCTGTTGAGCCAGCTAAAGTACATACTGTAGTTGTAGTTTGTGAACCAAAGGCAACTAAGTTCTGGAATACTGGGGCAGGACCTACAATAGTAACAGTAGTAGAAGCAGGGGTAATCGTATACCCATTCAATGTGAACCCTTGCTGATACACAGGAGATGCGGCTAGTACAGGGGCCGCAACAGCGCCAGCACTAAAAGTAGGAACTGACATATAACCAGGAGTCTGTGCAATCATAACTACAGCAGCACCCGTTGGGTTATAGCATATCCATCCACCAGCGTCTCCAGGCTTACCAGGGACGTTTGCTAATGTAGCTAAAGCAGCCGCAGTTGTAGAAGCAGTACCAGAGGAAGTAAATAGAGCACCATTTAGGTAGTTGGTACCACCTGATGATGAAGATATTGTAAAGTAATAGAAAGCGCACCCAGAAGCTACTAAACAGGACTGAGCTACAGTCAAAGCAGTAGTAGCAACGGCAGGCATAGGTATTAGAGTGCCATTGATAGCGTATAAACCAGCAGTAGCAGTAGAACCAGCAGTAGCAATAGTAACAGTATTAGTAATAGGAGTAATACTATCATTCACGTATTGAGGAATTGTAAACCCTAACTGGGAATAAATAGTAACTACAGTGTTAGAACCTAATGCAGCAAGAGTAGGAATAGGAGTAGCACCAGGACGGGTAGCAAAGAAATATACAGTAGTACTTGAACCTGAAGCTATAATAGTCCAACCAGGAACATAAGCAGCATTCAATGCTACGTTCCATGCTGTCTGGTTACCACCAGTAACAACAGTAACTCCATTAATTGTCATTGACACGTTTGCTACCCATGTCATTGTAGCTACATACATTGACCTTCCGCCTAATACTAATCCCATCTGAGGTGCAGTTAATGCTGTACCAGAAGCATAAGGAATAGTTACTGTTTGCCCACAAAGGTTGTAAGTACCACCAGCGGTTTCCGTAGTTGTTAGAGTAGTAGTAATACTATTTCCGTTATATGAAGAGTTAGTTAGAGGAGTATAAATACCAGGGGTTGAAGGAGGAGTAACTAATGGAAGTAAGCTTACAGAAGCAGCGGTAGTTGCTGGAATCCATGTAGGTGATAGATATGTAGTATCTACTGATCCTGTTGTAGTGTGAACAAAAGCACCAAAAGTAGCAGCACCAGTTGAAGATAATGTAGGTGCAGTAGATACAGCACCAGGAACAGCACCCGTTAGAACAATATTAGCTCCATTGGAGGTTACATTGAAAGCCATAATGTTTCCAGCAACTCCTGTAAGAGTTCCTATCGTTGATGTAATGTTATAAACAATAGCAGCAGCAGAAGCTGCTAACTGTAAAGCACCAGTAACACCACCAGGTAGAGCTGCGATAGCTGTAGCTTGAGCTGCACTTACAACGGTACCAGCATTAACAACGCCACCACCCCAAGTACAAGTACCAGTACCTGTATATGCTGAAGTTACAGTAATTGTGTAAACATCATTTACACCAATAACCTTACCTAATGAAATTGTTCCTGTCCCTGCTAACTGTCCAGGATTTTCTACAATTAAAGCATCTAATACTTTGAATCCACGAGGGACTGTAAAGTAATCCCCTGACGTTGCTCCTTTAATCCACCAGCGAGCTAGTCCACCTTTCTTTACTTTCTTTAACAAAGCCATACAAAATCTCCTATTTACCCTCAGAGGGTTCCTAACATGGGCTTTGATAGCCCTATTAAATTAGTTCTAAAAAACATATTAATTATACTTTAGCATTATAGCAGTTACGTTTACGTTTCCTTGCATTGCAGGATTAGAGAAATTTAGATAATAGTTATAATCTCCTGGTAATGAAACTACAGATACTGTTTGTGAAGTAGGCACAGTAATAGCATTTAATATTGGGGGTTGTGCTCCTGCATTATTTATATAATCAGCAAAAATATAATTTCCTCCTGTTGTTCCTACTACTGAATACAGTGTAGCATAAGTAGTAGTAGTAGCGGGAGAGGGGGCAGTAATAACAGGAGAGGGTCCTGACCATGAAGTAGAACCAGTAGTAGTAGAAGTATTATATGCAGATACATATCCAGCTAGAGTAAATCCTTGCTGGAAAGTATTGGAACCAATTACAGGAGCTGCAACAGCGCCAGCACTAAAGGTAGGAACTGCCATGTACCCAGGGTTTTGTGCTATCATCAATACTATTGATGAAGCTTGGGTAACTATTGTCCATCCACCAGCATCAGTAGCTTTACCAGGAACATTTACTAAGTTTCCTAAGTTCGTAGCTGTAGTAGCACCAGAAACAGCAGCAGTAAATGAAACACCATTAATATAATTTGTACCAGCAGTACCACTTGTTACTGTAAAGTAATAGTAAGCACATCCAGAGAATACCTGAGCAATCTGTGATGCTGTCATGGTATTCAAAATATTTACTGGAGTCCCATTTATTGCATATACACCAGCAGAAGCTGCTGTAGAAGTAAATGTAGTAGTAGCGGTAATAGCAGTAGTACTGTCATTTACATAGCCAGGAATTGAGAATCCCATTTGGCTTACTATTGTACCTATTGTAAGGTAAGTAGTATAACCAGAACCAAAAGTAGGTAATGGCATTGGACCAGAACGGGTTGAATACATATAAACTACGTTTGAAGCTCCAGGAACTGCTACCATCCAGCCAGGGATTACAGCAGAAGCAATAGCGGCAGCAGTAGTAGCTGAGTTTGTAGCAGCGGTTATTGATACTCCATTGATTGTAAATGAACCACCAGATACATATGTTACTGTAAACTGGTAATATGATCTACCTCCCATAAAGAATCCTGTATTAGGGGCGGTAAGTCCGTTAGGAATAGTTACTGTATTTCCACAAATATTGTAGGAACCAGCAGCAGTAGCAGTAGTAGTATATGTAGCTGTTAATTGAGCACCAGAGTAAGAGTTGTTAGTCAAAGGAGAGTTAGCTACAGGGAAATTAACTATAGGGGACGTAACAAAAGAAGGACCACCATTATATACTGTAGTACCTGTTGTTGAAACTCCTGTAATAGAAGCATAGCCAATACCTGCTTGTAGAGGTGGGGCATATATAGCTTTACTACCTATAAAAATATTTATAGCGGTAGAGCCTACTTGTGTTACTGTCCACGCCTGTCCAGAGGCGGTGCCTGAAGCAAAAGAAGTTGCAGCTATATCAGCAGCTACTTGTGTTGCTGTGTGACCTTGAGCAGTGGTACATGAAATTCCATCTACAGTAATTACAGTTCCTGAGCCACCAACGGTACCTATCCATGTTATAGTTTGATAAGGAATAGTAGTGGGAGAAGCATAATTCATAGTAATTAATGATACTGAAGTAGGCGTCAATGCTGGAACCATAGAAGGAACCATGTAAGAGGTATCTGTTGATCCTGTGGTTACTGAAGCAGCAGTTGCGCTTGTAACGGTAATACCTGTGGAACCTACACCAAAGGTAGGTGCAGAAGAACCAGCACCAGGAACCATACCAGTAATATAAATTACTGCTCCGACTGAAGATAATGCCCACTGTTGTATATTTCCAGAAGTACCTAACAATGTTGGTGTCATCTGACAAATTAAAGCAGCAGTAGCCGCTAACTGTAATGCACCTGTAGCTCCACCTACTAATCCAGTAACTGTTGCTAATTGTGCTGAAGTAATCTGAGCTGTAGTAGAAATAATTCCACCTGCCCATGTCCAGTTTGTTGCAGCAGTAGTAATAGCACTAGTAATTGTCATTGAATATACAGCATTAACACCAGGAACTTTACCTAAAGATAGAGTACCAGTTCCACTCAACGGTGCATTTCCGTTCTCTACAATAACAGCATCTAAAAGTTTAAATCCACGAGGAACAGTGAAATAATCTCCTGAGGTAGCTCCTTTTATTGTCCAGCGAGCAATACCTTGTTTCTTCAATCTCTTTACAATAGCCATAATCTCTCCTATTTACCCTTAGAGGGTCCCTAACTGAGACTTTAATAGTCCTAATAAATTAGTAATTGTTTATTGTTGAGGTGGTTCCTCGGCAGTACCTGATACTCTAGGATTTATTTGTGATACTGCTGGCATAGTCGTAGTAGTTGTAGACATAAAAGGCTGTGTATTATACCCACTCCACGATTGTGAATATTGATTTTCACCAAAACTTTGTGCAGCTTTTCCACCAAAAGCTATTGTTCCTAATACACCAATAAGCCCGATGAATGCGCCTAGAGGAAAAGGCTTGCCTAACAAAGCAAATATAATAGCTGCTATAGCTACTATCGAAGAAAGAATAATAATATATTTTATCATCCACAAAAAGGCAATTCGCATTGCACTTATTTTAGAATCAGTTTGTATTGCATCTTTCTCTAATTTATTCATTTCAAGTCCTTGATAACAGCATCAGCAGCATCTTGTGATGCTTTGTCTACAACATCTTGAATATTAATTTGTGCTGGTACCGATAGTGTCTGTATAGCTTCAGTAGTAGTTTCCATATTTATGGATGCTACTGTTTGTGCTGCTGTTTGATTTATATTTGTAACTTGTTGAGCTGTATTCATATCTATTTTAGCATCTTGGGCTTTTACATCAATATTGGGAATTAATGATTGTCCACCTTTGTTAGTAAACCATTCCACTGCTAGAATAGTAGCAATAGCACCACCAATAACCTCTGCTACCACTTTCCAATGCTTTTTAAGCCATGCTAAAATCTTTTTCATTTTAAGCTCCTTTTATCTATTTAGTATCAATACCCAAATTCGCTCTATGCTAAAATCCGTTTTAGTTTGAACTACCTTACCAATAATAACACCAGGAATAAATCTATCAAAGAACATAGCCCGAGTGGCAAACCCATCTTTATCAGATATAAGTAAATCCCCTATGTTTAATGGTTCCTTTACCTTTACTTTTACCCGTCCAGTTAATCCTACAGGAGTTTTAGTTGTCTCATCTTGAGCGCCTAGAGCATAGCCAAAGGTATCAGAATGAATACCAATAACTGTTTTATCTGCTCTCTTATCTGCTTTTTTTACCCCATTATTAGTAATTACTAATACATCTCCAGCTTCCGAAATACCCTCTCTATGGATAAATTCTGCCATATCATTCCATATAGCATTATACATTTTAGTAGCATAGAGATACCCATTATATCCTAGTACTGCTGTTCCTGAAGGAGAAGTTAAATTATATTGTAATACTCCAGCAGAACTTATCTGTAGTGTTCCCCCTATAAGAACATTAGCGTTTGTAGCCAAATCATAAGAAACATTAGGGGCCGTATTTATTGATAGATAGCCTACGAACTCAAAAGTACCAGCATTTCCACTATATCCTGCAAATGTCAATTGAAGAGAAGCAGAGTTTGATGAGTTGGCACTATACAGAATATTGGCGCTCGCTATCTCCCCAAAACCTATCTGACCACTAGTGGATTTCAGATTAAACATAGTACCTGTGTTGATACCACTTATATTCGTAACTGTAGAGCCCGCTGTAGACCCTATGTTTATAGTAGAAGCGGTAGCAGTGAATATGTTCATGGTAGATTGATTAGTGAGAATTGTAGCTGTGTTTACATTAAAAGTACCTGCTATAGTCAATGTTGAACCGCCAGGGACAGTAGTGGTTCCAGTAAGGGTATTTGCAGAACTTCCATTTCCAATGTATATAGCAGTGGTAGAAGTTGTACCTATATTGATTGTAGCTGTATTAATAAGAATATTAGCAGTGGAGGAAGTAGATGTCATTGAAGAATAGATAGTAAGAGCACCAGTAGTGTTAGTCCCTACAGTTAGGTTATTAGTAGCAAAGCCATCGTAAAAATAAAGCTCTCCATCATAGTTTAGACGAACTGTGTTATGTGCAGGACTACTTGCACTTCTATCAAAATACCCTGACCCTTGAACATTGTAGGCAGCAGTAAAATCTACAAGCCCTAAGGACCATACTTGGTTCATCTTCTGGTCCATATTATAATCAAAATATTTATTATATCTCTCAGTCTTATAAATTATTACCCTGAATTGCCATGTATTATCGATAGCTACATAGTTAGCAGGAGGAGATTGTCCATAAAGATAGTAGGCAAGTCCATCATCAGCGAAGTTTACTCGCACATATCCAGTAGTATCTGACTGCAATTGATAACCATATCTCTTATAACTCAAACCAGAATTATAAGTAATAGTAATAGGATTAGGATCAATTTTATAAATACTTACATATTTATAAACATAGATTTCAGCAAATAAAGAAGTAAAATCAGGATTGTAAGAGAAAGTAGTAATAGGAACTTCGATATATTGAGTAGGTGTACCACTTGTACATCCACTAGGTAGTGCTCCCCATGTGGTCCACCCAGTATCATACCTAAATGAGGGGGCCTGTGGAGGATTGGATTGATACCAATTAGAATATTTTATTTCAGTTGCTGGTGTAGAAGTAGGAGGTAATCCAAAAGTAGTAGTACCATTCCCACCAAAGGTAGTTCCAATAACATTGAATAAATCGGGATAGGAAGAGATATTTGGAGTAGACCCATCACACGTTAGATACCCAGTATCCAGACTTGCTGGTTTAGCAATAATAGAGCCAATCTGATTTCCATCAGATTTCTGAGTGTTATAACTTATATTTACATAGATAGAGCTAGGGGATTCCACGTATCCTAAAGGAGAAGCTATGTCTGAATAGTAAGAAAGAGTAGCTAGGTTAGTAGTAAACCCACCATTGATATCAGCATATACTGGGGAGCCTGTTGATAGCCCTGACCATGCAGCAGACGTTGTTACACCTACTTTTTGTATAACTACAGGGGTCTGCGCTATTATCTGTCCACCAAAATATATAGTTCGTGTTGTAGCTGATTGTGCTATAACAGAGAATAATTGTAATGTTGGAGACCAAGACATAGTAGTCCATGTACTTGCATTCAAATTAGTAGGGGTAAATGAAACCCATGTTTTTCCATCAGAAGAATATGCTGCTGTGGCTGTAGTAGTATTACTAGCAATGGCTACAAATATATTTCTGTCAGGGCACCATTCTAATGTACTCCAATTAGAAGATGCTCCTGCTGCTGGCAATGATGAGGATTGCGCCCAGTTAACACCATCTACAGAAGACATTGACGTTCCTGTACCTACATTCGCAGCAGGGTTTACAGCAACGAATAACTTTAGGGTAGATGAGTATTTTACAGAAGTACCACCACCTGCGGGCATCCCAGTTCCACCAGCATTCCAAGTAATACCATCAGTAGAATAAGAGGAAGTTGCTGATCCTGAGGCTATAGCAACAAGTCTACCAGAGTCAGGGGACCAGTCAAGGGATGTCCACGTTGCTGAAGCAATATTAGTAGTTGGTGTCCATCCAGTTAATCCTGTTGAAGAGTATGCTGTAGTAGTTGATCCACTACATATGGCTACAAATTTTGTTAGAGAAGCACACCACTTGACTGCTACCCATGCTGCTGCTGAAGGCATTGACATTGTTGTCCATACCTTCCCATCAGGAGAGGTGGCGGCTTGAGTATCACTAGTAGATATAGCAACCAATCGTCCTATTGATGGTGACCATGTTACATCTACCCAGTTCTTGGAAGCAGGGAGGGAAACTTGATTCCAGGTAACAGCATCAGTAGACCAATATGCATATGTAGAAGAAGAACCTAGAGCTACAAATAATCCTAGTTCTGCTACCCACAATACTTTCTTTATAGTGGAGATTCCAATAGTTCCTGAATTAGTACTATACGTATTGGCATAACCAGTATTAGCTCCAACTAAGAATCCAATGGGAGTATTTCTATTTACTGTTGCTATAGGCGTTAATGTTACTGTTGATGTACTTGATGTAGCTGTCCATGAGATGTTTCCACTAAATGCATTTGCTATAGCTGTGGCAGTAAGTATAGTAGTAGTTTGGACTGCTGGATTTAATGATACTACAACACCAGCAATATTTACCGTATTTGATGTTCCAGCGATAGCAGTAACTGTTATCTGTGTTTGTGCAGCGTAGGAATACTGTAAGGATAATGCAGAGATAGTAACCCCAGTAGAAGCAACAGCCAAGGAAGGTACGGCTACAGCAGTTAAGACTGTCATTGTTACTGCTGTTCCTTGGGCGGATACTGTCCATCCTGTAGGTAAACTCTGCGTCATTTTGTATGCTACCTGAGCAGCAGTATCAGAAGCCGCTACAGTTACAGTTCCACTTGCTGATCCTGACCACGTTAGAGTTCCTCCTGCGGAGGCTCCTGTCAATACAGAAAAAGTGATAACTGTGGATTGAACTTGTATTTGGGTAAGCCCCACACCACAAGCATTATTGGTAATCAATACTTTGGGTTGAACATTATTATATGATTTTCTTCTATCCGCAGTATAAATAAGTCCATCAGAACCCATTGAAACTACTACAGGAGCTGCTGTATTGGGAATAACTTCACCAGCATTGGCGGTAATTTGGGTTAGTCCTGTCGCTCCTCTAACATCTCCTTGAAGGTCAATAATCATAGAAGATATAGATGTAACTACACCTACTTCTATTAAAGGTGAACCAGAGGAAGCAGCCAAGGATCGAGAGGTAGTTAATTGTGGGTTAGAGCCTAAAGTTCCTGATGCTGTATAAGTAGAAGCCGCTGCTGGATATAAATAAAGAGGTAGTCCAATATCGGAAGTGTTAAAAGCAGTAGAAGCAAAGTTATAGGGACCCTCTGAGGCAACTTCAATAGCAAGACCAAAGGTTAGAGTCTGCGATCCTGTTACAGTCATTGCATTGCTTAATGTAACTTGGCTGCTTGAGTCTACTGAGCCTACAACTGTATTCACAGGCACACCAGTTCCTGTTACTAGAACTGGACCTGAAGTAAGCATAGTGTTAAGAGCAGCGGTAGAACCTGTTCCTGTAATGGTGTAAGACCCCGTTGCTAATGTTCCGGTTAATGTAATAGGAGTGGTAGCTGCCACTGTATTCATGGCTATACCGATTATTGCGGTTACGGAATTTGAATCCGCAATGGCTACCGTATTAGTAGGAGTAGTTTGTACTGCTACAGCATAACCTTTATATATGGTTTGTGCTGAACTTACCATATACCATGTTGAGGGTTGGAAGGAGAAATTCACTCCATGAATGTTTGTTGCTAATTGCTGTCTAGTAGAGTCACCTAAGATGAATACATCACCGTGCTCACTGGGATAATTTGCCATTAAAAAGCCTCTATCTAATTAGTCAGGATTTTATGAACCTATACGTTCTATTGTTATTCTAGGAGCCCCTGGAGTTGTTAGTCCTTGTAAGAATGTCCCTGAAGTGTTAGAATAAGAAACTACTACTTGAACATAATCACCTGCACGTAATCGTATTGTTTTATTCCCCCCAAGAACAAATATATTAGGAGTGGATGCCAAAACAGCGGTAGATGTCCAGGAGTTTATAGTAGAGAAGTAAGTACCATTCTTATAGAGATAAAGGAGCCACGTTTCTCCTGCGGCGAAGGCTTTTGCTGTTGCTAAACCTATATTAGTTTCTACAGAATATACTCCAGGTTGAGGTGCTGTAAACTTCCATCCTATACCAGGAAGAACAGATGTATGAGTATCCTCAACGAGAGTGTCAAAGTTTACCACATTTCCTGATGTTGGAATTGTAGAAGATACAATAGCATACTCAGCACGAATTACTGGTGGTTGCTCTGCTGTATTACCTTGAGAACGTTTACGAAGCCTCCAATACCATGTGGTTATTGAAGACCACAATACTGTAGGAGAAGCTGCTGAAAAGAAATTTACACTTAAAGTAGTAGAGTTTATCGTAGTAACAGTTACCCCATATGCTGTAGTTCCATTTGTATAATAGCCTATTCCCAATTGATCAGGAGTCAACCATGAAGAGGTGGATACAGCAGGATTCATAAACTCTAAAATATAATCATCTCTATTAGTAAGAGTTTTCTGAAATTGAACATATTTTTGTATTGATGTTAATGAAGAAGGGCTATATCCATAGATTAATGTACCATTGGCTCCATAGGCGAAAGAAGTAGTATCAGTAGTAGCATTAGCACTGCTGTTATAGCTATACTCTTGATAATCAGTAGAAAGATTAGTAGGAACGTTCCATTGGGCAATAGGAAGGCGTACATTATAATGAAACTCCAAAGATGCTGTAGTTAGCCCTGTCGTAGCAGAACCACAAATAGCCTCAGCAGTAGCAGAAGTAGAATAATAAAGTTTGAAAGAAGATAGAGATACTGAAGGAACAACATAAGCATGGGCTATATAATAATTACCACTAAAAAAGACTCGTCCTTCTCCTTGAATCTGAATAGGATTAGAATAAGAAGCAGAAGGAGCTATTTTAGTCCAGTCAATAGTCAGTCCAGAAGGTAATGGAAATAGATAATCACCAGAACCAGCATTATTATTTCCAACAGCATTAATAACCATATGGTAAGATAATTCCATATCGCTACCATTTCTACTCCATTGTGCTATATAGTCATAGAAGGTCCCAGTACTACCAAAGGTAGGAGGGGTGACAGTTGCACCTAATTGTAATACACCATTAGCACCACCATTAGTATACTGTGTCCATCCATTTATCATAGAAGAGGTTGTATTCAATAAATTTTGAGGAGTTACAGATACTGCGTTGAACTGGAAATATTCTCCTGTTCCGTTCCATCCTGTAGCACAATGAAATAATAGTCTGTATTGTGAAGAGGAAGAAGGTAAGAATGTAGCCAAGAACATAGAAGGAGAACCAGAGGTAGCTAGTACTGACTGTGTAGATAAGGGAATAAAGTTTAGATTAGCCTTATCATACAGATAAATCATAACATCACCAGAAGTGAAGTTATACGTATTGAATAAGAAAGAAATTTGGAATACCTGTGTAGTCATTCCATAATCTATAGAGAAGTCATAGGAAACACCCTGGCCTAATGAAGAAGCACCACCATAGGTGAGTCTCATATCATAACTACCAAATAGTACAGAAGTATTTGTTGTTGAGAATACTACATTGGAAGCAGTTCCTCCTAATCCATTTGTAGGAACGGCAGTAGTATCGTTATAGGCAAAATAACCTAATGGGACTGAAGCATTCTGCGGAGTATAATAAATATATGTAGATAATTGTAAACCAATAGACCTACCTACAAACTGTGCAGCATATAGAGTACCATTATAGTTTAATCGTGTAAGAGTAGAGGGAGGATAGGATGTACCTGCATCAAATGACCCTACTGTTGAAGTAGTGCCGGTTATTGTTAAATTTCCTGTAGCAGTTATGTTAGAAAATGTTTGAGTACCACTAAAACTCACCACACCTGCATACGTTATATTTCCACCAACAGTAAGATTATTACAGGTAAAATTATTTACATTAAAGGTTCCGCCATAGTTTAGTACTGTTGTAGCGCCTAAGGAAGAGGGTGATCTAGTGTGAGTCCAATAACCACTTGTTGGACCAGGAACACCACCGGGAGCAGTAGCTACTGTTCCAAAATAAGCACTAAAGATACCATTACTAGCAGCATCTTGAAATGCTAATGCTATTGAAGCACCAACACCATTTATAGTAAATATATAGGGACCTGTTCCTGTAACACCAAAAGTAAAACAAGAAGTTAAATCATATGTTTCAGCATAATTACCAGCATTATTACCAGAAGCGATAAGCCCTAAAAAGTTAGGCCCTAAAATAGAATTAGCAGTAGTGCTGCTATTAGGATCAGCAGAATTTAATCCTAAATAAAACTCATAAATACCATTAGAAGTTCTATCATTAGAAACAGCAGTAACAATAATATTAGAAGCATTTCCTGTTGTTGTAAACGGACTATTAAATCCTAATGCAGATGCCCCTGAATTTAATGCTGCTTCAAAGGCTTGGGTGAAGGAAAGCATAGTAGTATAGAGTCCCGCCCCCACAGTACAAATCGTTGTTTTTCCAGCATATTTACTATCATTAATACCTAAAATAAAAGTAGCAGGATAAGATAAGGTTAAATTAAAAGAAGGTACATTTGCTCCATATAATCTGAAGGACATTGCTATTGTAGAAGTATCGTTAGTATTATATCTAAGCCTATTATTCATATAGGCTAACAATGCTGTAGTAGTACTAAAAGGAGAACCATTTGCAGGAGAAGCATCATTAAAAGTTATAGTTCTAAAATTAGAGTTACTTACATTTATTGTAGTAGTACCGGCATTGTATACAATACTATTCCCCACTGCTACAGTAAACCCTAGAGGGCTTGTAGAGCCTAAGGCAAAAGTAGAAGAAGCAGAACAATTGAAAGTATGTGCTGTAGAGTAAAGATTAGAATAAGGAGTAGTTGGGCCAGAAAATAGAGACAGAGGAATACCAGAATAAAACTCTCCTGCGTATTCATTTAATCCATTATAAGTAACATATCCTATTGCTATGCTTCCAGATATAATAGACCTAGATTCTATATTAGAAATACGAGTAGTATTATCAATAGCATTGACAAATAGATTATAAAAGTTGGTATTTATTGCCTCGCCTGTGAAAGGAGAAACTACAGTGCTATTGGTTCCTACAGCGGAAGAGGTGCTGCCTGAAAATGGATAAGTTGTAGTGCTACTATCTGTTCCCGTAGGATCGGTGCCTACAATTGTTGGTGGTCTTAGAAGTGTTGCTAATGTAGTAAGTGAAAAATATGCCATTTATTCCTCTATTGTGATAACAAGTTCTGTAATTTAGTCTGATTCTCAGGATTCAGTACCAATGATCCTATAATGAGAGTTTGTGCTGCTGGATTAAATTGGATATAACCGTCAATAATCAAAATACCCCCAATATCCGTAAAAGAGTGAGCACCAAGAACCAAACTGTTAGTATTAACAGAATAAGTTGATAGTGCTTGGACATATAGAGTATTTGTATTTGCTGTATAATAAAAATCAGGACTACAGAATAAGTATGAAGTATTCGCACTATTCAAGAAAGGTATTGACCCCGATGGATAAGAGGAAGTATAGAAAGAAACTAAAGATACTTCTTCCTTAGTACCTGTATTTTTCTTTCTAAAGGAATCGGAGGCAGGGTCATAGGTAATATAGTTTGCATCATTAGATATAGTAAAGTTACTTCCTGAAAAATAAAGATTATAGTCTTGTAACGTTGTTCCTGACAAAGACAACATGCTAGAATCTAAATACGAAGTTCCCAACTGTATCATTGAACTTTGAATGTTAGTAATAGAAGCAGACTGAGCAGTAAGGGAGGAAGTAAGAACTAAACTATTGTGAGTTACATCTGAGGTAGGGGTTAAGGACTGCATGAAGTCCATAGGGTCTACAATATCTACAATAAAACTACATTGAATAGATAATAAACCTATTGCTGCCTGTGTACCTATCTGTATGTTTCTATATATTTGATTTCCTGCTGTTTCTGATAAATATATATTCTGGTTTACAAATATAATATCAGTGCCTAATATTCCAGAAGAAAGTACAGTGCTACCATTATTAACTACAAAGCCCTTGGAAGTAAAAAAATCATTAGAGAATGATACTACATCTCCTATTTTATTTTGGGAAGTGTCTAAAGTAAGAGATATAGGTGGGTATCCACCAGGGTTAAAGGGTAATTTCCAATACTGATCCATTATGATAATCCTAAGTCTGAAGCTTTCCAGACGGGTAGTTTGAATCGTGAGTGTGCGTTAACTGCTCCTATTTCAGTAGCCCCTGCATTCTTAAATATAACCGTTGCCTCGGGCCAGCAGTTACTTGTATAAGTAGAAGTATTCAGGGTTGCCCTGTCTCTAATCAATACCAGGATGGTATAGCCTATCCCGTTTAGGGGGTAGTTTGGGACTCCTGCTAGATAGTCTATAATCTGTTGCTGCGTAGAGGAAGTAGATAGGGTAAAACTTCCTTTTTTTTGTAGAAAACTTTCCCATACAATTGAAGAGGTGTGTAGTATTTCATCACTTTTTACTCGTAAGAAGTCAATTTGATAATAAGTGGAGAGCGCACCAGTAATGTTCAGAATAGCACCTGTATTATAATTTGTAATATAATTTAGAATTCCTAAAGGGGGGTTTATAATAGTAGTGTATGCATTCCCTGCTGTTCCTGGATATACGGGAGAAGCACTCCAGTTAGAAAGGGTTTCTGTAGATAGGAAGTTATCCCCCACAAATGCCGACCCCTGTGCTACATACAGCCCTGATCCATCTGATGCGAATTGTACTAGATACTGTTCATTCTTTGTATAGAGTCTATTAAAAGTATCTCTATTACTCTGCCCCTCATAACTTACATGGAATAAATTAGCATTATGTGCAGTATTAGCAGCCACATTATTTAATAAAGAAGCTATCAGTACTAGATTACCATTCCCTGAGAATGCATATCCAGAGAGTCCTGAATCCGATACAAGACTAAATGCGGCATAGATTGTTGCTGTATCTGAAGTACTGTATGTCCAATCGGCAATTAGGTGTAATCGGGGCGAACCAGATAAACCATCCCACGTTGCTTTAGAAATTGAATACGTATAGTTATTTGTCAAAATTATCTTTCCAATAAAAGTTCCCGTAGTGTTAAAGGGGTCTTGGGCTTGTCGCTGAAAAAGCAGTGTAGTTCCAGCAGCAATAGTCAAATAAAGGGAACTACCATCATATGAAACACTAGATATTTGAGGAGTTGTCCCCAAATAATTGCCTGTTCCTGGCTTCATTATACCATAGAGTATTTCATTACCAAAAACTGAAGAAAGATATTGTGCAGGATATATAGAAACCTGCTGTTGACCATTATTTACTGTAGTTCCACCCATATATAATTAGTCCTTTTAGTTAGCAATAAGGAGATTGAATGCCAAATGATAATTATTACTATTGTATATAACAGGAGGAAAAGTAGCATAGGCTACCATAGTATTAGTACCATCAAAAATTCCTATCTCAGTAATAGCAACATTAGAAGTT